TACGTTACTAGCACCTGTCGTATTCACGGCTAGGGCTGATCTACCAACAGCTACATTGTATGTACCTGTCGTGTTCGCGGCTAAGGCTAAGTAACCAACGGCTACATTACTATAACCTGTCGTATTTGCCATCAGAGCTGATCTACCAACAGCTACGTTATCAACGCCTGTTGTATTCGCGGCTAAAGCCGATGCACCGACAGCTACATTGTTAACACCTATCGTACTTGCTGTCAAAGCCGATGCACCGACAGCCACATTACCAGTACCCGTTGTATTCGCGGCTAGAGCTAAGTAACCAACGGCTATATTGTCAATACCTATCGTGTTCGCGGCTAAGACTGTATAACCAACGGCTACATTACTAGTGCCTGTCGTGTTCGCAGCTAGAGCTAAGTAACCAACGGCTACATTAAACAACGCTTTCGATGACAACAAGTAGAACTTACTCCATTCAAAGGTAATAGCTTTCTCAGTTGTCCAAGCTGGTGAGCTTTCTCCGTCTACACCGGCAGTGCAGTTCTTGATATTAGCATCAAGAATAGTTGTAGCTCCAGCAGGAACCGTAATTTCCGCTAGCTTTACCCATCCGCTATCAACAGTAGGAGCAACAGCTCCGCTGCCAGCTACTCCTGTCTTCGCTTTGATCGTAGCTACATACTGGTTTTTCGTCGCCACATTGGAGTACGAAATTGGGTTCGGAGAAACGGGACTCCTGAACGCACGTTGTTGAATATCATATGCTACTTCTTCTTGTTGTATCTCAATAATATCAATACGTGTGTTGCTCACATCAGCTGCATCAATCGCTATAGGTCCTGCCAAAGCTGAGTTGTTAATCATCGTCTCCGAAGTAGGATCGAATGCAAACCCGGCAGTTACATCAATATTCATCGATGGAGTATCTCGTTCTTGGACAAGAAGTCCTTGAAAAATGACTGCATTTGTAAATGGCCCAAAACATCGAGCTAAAAACACCGCTACGTTATCGATAGAATTAGCCGCATCAAAACTAATGTCATCATTCTTGAGAACTTCATTAGCATAATACGCTGTCGACTTAATCTCACTCATATTTCTTCCCCCTATGTATGTGCACGCCAAACTACTTCTATCATACTCTTTACCCCTGCAGGACGAATAATTTCAAGCAGATCATAAAAGTATGGAAGAAGCCCAGTCCCACCAAACCCAGATACATAACACTGTTCTATATAACTAGCTTCTGTGTATTCATATGTCGCAATAGGATCTTCCCCACTAGGCCAAATACTTAAATACCCTGTGCCTAAATTTTCATCTACAAAAATCAACTTGATAGTAGGATAGTCCAACATCGTTCCAAATTCTACTCGGTCAATCCAGAACGTGTATTCTTCAGAGGTGCTGCCGACATTTTCAAAAGTTAGAGTCAAATCATCATCGATAGTCATCTCAACGAAAACTTGTTTTGATTCATATTCTGCGCTTGAATTCTTGCTCATGACCTTATATGTTGCAGCCGCCTGCCATGAAAAAGATGTAAAATTGTAGTAGTAACTGTCACTAGATCGCTGGAGCATAAGCTTAAACAAGTTTGATGTTGCTGATGGTTGGTCATCTTTAACAAAGAAATTGAGTATGTAATACCCCTCGGGTACCGCAGACAAAGTTTGTGATAAAGAACATGTACTCCCTAGTGCATCAACAACAAACTCAGCACAAGTGGACCCATAAAACATATCGTGTGCAACAAAACTAATACTAGACCCCCCACTTGTATTTACCACCCAATTCAAAGTCGGATCAATTTCAAAACTACCATCAACGACAAAATCATCTAGTACGTAATTTTCCACTACATAAATAGTATTTACGTCAAAGAAATAACTGAAAACATCTCGAATCATCCATGTAGTCAACCACGAGAAATTATTCTTCCTTACAACAAGCGCATTGAAACGCAGACGAAGTTCTGCATCAGTTTCTGAGGGATTTCGAGTCAAACCAGTAAAGAAACTCACCACTTTTTCTAAATAAACACCATAAAAATCGTCAATACTTGCCGTCCGAGTAATATAATCAATAAATCCCTTCACGTACTCCAACTCGTTTGCAATCGCACCACATTGAAAATCCGAAGATTCCTCGATAGGAGAAATTGATGTAAATGTCTCATTACCAAATATAGAGATGTACTCAGCAGTCGTTTTGTCAAGATTAGTGGGCATTAACTGATTCAATTCATCTATTTGAGACATTTTACCCCCCCCCTCTCATACTGCAAATGTAATAGTAATCGTACCGGTTCTAGCTATCTGAGTTTCAGCAATAGTCACATCATCTGTAGGAGTACTTAGTACAAGATTGTAGACCCCAGGTACACCCATAAGTACGTTTATTAACTCATAGTAGATGAAATCTTCGCCTAAAACCAGGGTGTTGATGTAATTTTCGATTGCAGTCTGGATATTTGTTTTTATTGTATCATCAGAAATGCTTCCTGTACTAGTAACAACTACAGTTACTGGGATTGGTACCAAGGTTGGACCAAGAACACGTACATTGATTCCAGCAGGTTTGTACCCCGGATTAGATGTAGTACCATCACCAATTAACACTTCTTCAACAGCAGTAATAAGAGTATCAGGGGCTAGTCCCGTCCCGTCGTCTATATACAAAGAGACATTCCAGAACCCTGTTATGGGTGGAAAGTGCTCGACCACACTAGCCGAACGTACACCTTCAACTGACTTCGCACAAGTTATCAACCCTGAAACATTCCCTCGCCCAAGACCCAAAACGTATGTGTGGAACCTCTGTTCAAAAGCATTGTCAGTCTCTTCGTCTAATCCACCTGTCGTTGCCGCAGCATTGTCAACAGTATCAACGCCAACTACAGATGTGGTCATGACATCGATTGTGTTTGCCGGAACGTTGTATTGTGTACCAATGTCATAAGCCTCAATTGCTACATCATCAGATGCTGTTTCATTTGCTAGAATCGTCCCCAGCGTAGTAGTAATAAAACGTAATCCAGAAGATGTGGACACAATCGTCCCAATGGGGATAGAAACAGAGTCGGTGGTTGCTGTATTTCTCGAAAAAACAACTACACCTACTGCATTTGTGCCTGAGTTTTTAGCAAATCCAAAGGCATAGAAAGGAAGATTTGGCAGATACTTAATAAACCCAATCTTTGCTCGGAGATAAATCTGCTCAACTTGCTGTGCTACTGCTTCAACAAAGGAAGTTATTCCTGCTCCCTCGTTGAAATCGGTGATCTTGTCTTGCGTTGCAATGATCCACGCCTCCATATCGGCAAGAATTGCTCGATAAGTTTTGGCATTGTATGTTGCCATTACAATACTCCTTCATAGGAAATAGAGTCACTAATAGCTTGAACGTTAAACGCTACATACAAACTATCCCCTACTCCGTTCAATTTGATATTGTCAATCGACTTCACTCGAGGATCCTGCTTCAAGGTATCCCGTAGATTAGAAAGAATGTACTCAATTGGAGCTGTATTTGTTCTCGGCGAGCCAATCGCGACTGAGAGGCCATAAACGGTCAACCGCAACCGCTTACCCAACTGCTCATTCAGACGGAGATTGATTGCTTGGAGTAAGTTGTCTTTACCCGAAACATAAGAGAAATCTCCAGATTCTGCAATGACTAACTTCGCTCCTTGAGACGAAGAAGCAAGAAGGATGTCTGTTCCATAATTCGACAAACGATCCCAAGAATAAATCTTGTTATCAAGAACAAGATTCGATCGAACTGTTTGAGGGATTCTAATAACTACACCTGCTACAACGTCATTGTTAGTCAAGCCATTGTACACAGCAATTAACATAGCTAAAGATGGATCACCATAGTACTGCGCAGCCAACTTATCCAATGTAACCGCAGAATCTGCAGTGATTGAGATTGTCCCGTAAATTGTAACGTTCTGCCCATTAACTTGGACAGTAACCTCAGTATCGACTACTTGTGACTTGCCAAAATTAACAATTCTCGCGGCGATTCTTTTGGTCTCCTCACAAAGTTGAACAACATAATCGTAATTATTCCCTAAAGTTTCTGTAATGGCGGTGCTGTCCTCTATTTCATCCTCTATTTCTTGCATTACCTCATTCGTTGTACTCATAGCCGTAACAGCTGCTGCACCTGGAAACTCTGCGACCTCAAAAATCTTCGAGTACAAACCGGAAGCCTCAGTAACAAGATTTCCTGTAGCATCAATGTATTCAAGGCAAAGTTCTTCCAAATCATCCAAAGTGGCAAATACATTATCAATCTTGTTCAAAAGATTCGCTGACCACGAATAAGCAGCTTTCACTGCATTGATACACCGTCGCATGCCATAAATTGCATCTTGGAGCCAATCTTTTGCCGTTGGAACTTTAACTGTGGCTAGTCCTTGGTTTACCTCATTACTTAGAGTAGCAAGATCTGTATCCCCAGTTGGACTTACAATTGGATCCATTTCATCAGCAACCTTCGATCGAGGAGTGGGAAGAGGATACAGTCCAACAAGCTCGATAGAATAGTTATACCAAAGAGGACGATCTTTCGATCTACTAATTTTGAAATCGTCAAGGGAAACGACCCAACCATCTGTCGTCGAGTTTTGAACTGTGTCTAGAGCAGTAGTGTCAGGAACAGTTGAGAAATCATACATCCTCATTTCATAAGATTCAAAACCCTTTCCAACCAAGAGATTCTTGTACCGTGCGATTTTGTCACGGAAGGCATAAATTGCATCTTTGCCTGAGTACTGTTCAAGTGCCCCGCTCTTACCCGGAATGTATGTTGCTCGAAGGTCTCCATTTCCTGTCGTACCAGAAATAGTAATCTTAGCCACATCCAAACCGTAGTCGTCAATAAATACCCCACCAAAGGTCTTAGTTCTGGTAATACGCTGACCTTGTGTGATTTCAATTGAGTCGGGCGGGATTGTTAGTGTAAACGCAGAGACAATCTCGCTAGGATTTTTAATGTTGATGATCTCGAAGAGAATTGATCTCTGGTAAAGGTTTGGATAGGATACACTCATATCACCCTCCTACAACCTTTATTTGTGTATCGTGACAATGACAAGGGATGCTCACTGGGACAGGTGAGCCACCACCCGTCGGCTGTCCTGTTCCTATCAAAGTCCCTGAATCTTCATCACGGAGGATTCCGAGTGACGGAATCTCGTAGTTCTTACTCGTCGTCGGCGCGATGGTTCCAGCGCCCGCGACAGATCCTGGAACCATCCCAGACATGTTCCCTCCGCTGAATGATACAGTGATAGTAGGCCCAATGTATACGAAGTTGCCAGAAGCCTTGATCTTCGTGGACGCAGGGGTAGAAATGGAGAAGGACCCGCCAGAGACGACCGATCCTGAGTCGTGTTCTATCGACCCTGCGGTGGTGAAGAAGGCCTTACTCACTGTAAAACCTCCAGGTTGCCGTTCAGCTTTAAGCTCGTCGTTCCTCCTTCTATCGTGTTGCCGTTCAAATCTGTTATTTTCACCCCAGTACTTGCAAACTCAAACTCATTGCCGAATGTATCGACCAAGGAAATCCCGTTCGTGTCGATAGTGATCGTGTTCCGGTCGGTCGAGTCCGTCGAGTAACGATGATCCAGGACAATCGACTTGTTCTCCACATCGACGGTAAGCGTAATCTGGTTATAGTCGTCGACGTCAGGGCTCTGATAAATCAGCTTACCTGTCTCCTTGTCGTAGGTCATCTTCCATCCATACTCATCCACATTTATAACTTTCGATTGTTGATCTGACTTCAGAAGTACCTTCAACTGATTGCTGATCAAAATATCGAAACCAGATATTGGGAGTACAACCGGATTGTCAATCACCCCATCTATAAAGGCAATGAGGACTTTGGCGTTGACAGGTGGAAGATCGATCTGACCAGAAGAAAGCGTGCTGTCTTGTACTGTTCCTGGTGCAACCCATTCCTTCGAGGCAACCGGTACATCCTTAATCTTCAAACCGTTTATCAACTCGATATTTACGGTTTGCATTCCAGTTTTTTCCTTGACCTTCCCCCACATCAAAGGCAGGAAGGAGTTTCCGAAGGAGGTTTCATCCATCCGCTTCTTGTTCTGTACCTCTGAGGCTTGGGAAATTTGCTCTGGGGGTTTACGAAAAATGATATTCATATTCTTAGCCATTAGCTGCTCCTTGCTCAAGTACACCAATCTTTGGTCCGACTTGTTGGATCGGTTCACGCTGACTACCAGTTGCCGTATACATGTACCCCCTCGAAACAGACAACGAGCGAGTCATTTGTCCTTCATATTGCCAAGAGGACTTTGTTGCCTCAATGTAAAATTCACCGCCGAGAAACCCTAGGCGTTCACCAATCCTCGGATAGGCCTTATATGTATTATCTTCAACGGACATGATTGTGACTGTCCCGGTCAGAAAATCTGCGTTGTTCGAGTACCAGTCGTAGAGCTTCTGTGACAAGTCGTGCATCAACTGCTCCGCGCCCGAGAAGTTCTTTTGATTCTCCTCCGAGCGAGAAAAAAAACGACACTCCACGTACATTGGCCTAAACCCATAATAAGGCCACTTCGTGTCATCAACTACTGCACTTCGAGAGTAGCTATCAAGTGTCAATGCTTTCTCGCGAGAAATACCAGAACCCGGCAGAGTGCAGACAAAAAAGGTCTTGACATCTGCGTCTGAGGCCCCCACATCATAATCAACCAATAAAAGAGCCGGGATATCATCTGGAATCTTAAAGATTGGGAGATTCATCCAATCAGAAGCATCAAAAGGAGTCTGACGAAGCCATATCTGATACTTCTTCGCATCAGGATCCCACATTCCATACAATTCATGGAAGGGTGGGTTGAGGACCTGGGAGATCGTGTCCCAGAGATTGTTTTCCTGCGTCTGGAATGCAGAGATGGCAATTGGGTACTGGGCAGTCAACGAGGTGGACATTCTAGTAGAAAAGTCAAACATTGAGTCGATAATATGCTTCACGCCGAGATTTTGGTTCCCTCCGATCGCTTCCATCATCTCAAAGTAAGCATCTTTGATAGCAACGATGACTGCGGCCATCTGCTGTCCTGTATCAACATTCGCTGCGATAGCTTCCATAAACTTTGTTTGTGCTGTCTGCGCCGTGGTCGAGGCAGAAAGTATATGAAGATCCAAAATAATTGAAAACGTGACTAGGAAAGAACCGATTGATTTTCCGCTGAACAAGATCGAACGCTCTGGTCCTCGTTCAGCCATTCGTGCTATGTACCGTTTGTCTGCAAGATACCCCACAAATCTGACCTTTCCATGCTCGGAGATGCGCACGAGGTCCCGGGACTTAATCTTATCATACCAAGTTTTTCCTTGTGAATCGCGTTCCAAAGTCGTGGTGAAAGAAAAACTTCCTTCAAGACTGGCTGTCAACTCCTGGAACTCGTAAGAAATACAAGCAGTGGACTGCCCTGAATTACCAGACATTCCAAAGACTACGATCAGATCTTCCTTGTAGGACTGTGCTTGCGTATAGTCTGGTCGAACCACCTCGATTGAAAAGGCTGGGGTTCTGCTATACGTACTAATTGCCATCTTTCACTCCTACTTCGACTGCACAGTAACAGTTGCCGGGGCATTCAAGGCCGCGGTGTTATCCTTCAACGCTTTGATTAAGGCATCTACATCCTTCGTCGAAAGTTGATTCTTTGCATACATCTCACCTAGGGAGCCTGAACTAATCAATCCTTCCACTTGTCCAGGCGTAAGCCCTGTCAAGGCATCTTCCAACTTCTGTGCTTTAGCTAAACGAGCTGAGTAAGTCTCGTCTGATTCCCCGAACAAACCTTTCTTCCGCGGCCGCTGAAGATCAGTAAGTTGATCCATAAGCTGTTGAAGACCATATCGTCCCACTGCTTGAAGAGAATTGGGGTTCTCCTCTGGAAGACCCATAGTATACCGGGAGAGTGCTGCAAGACTTCCAACGGCTGGGGCCTTGCTAGTATATCCAGCTGCCTCTTTAGTCACTGCTGCGAGTATGGGTTGAAATTCCTGGTAGAAGCTACCAGTCTCTTCTGACTGGAGTACACGATCCTTGTTTCCAATACTAGCCAAAATACCTTGCATTTGCGATCCGTATTTGCCACCTGAGAGCATCCCTATTTGTGTTGGATTCAGTCCTTGAAGTGCAGTCATCAGCTTTGCCGCCGCATCCTGATTTACAGTATCAGTTCCGCTCATGAGATCTATGAGTGCTCCATTCGCCCCACCAATACCGATGTCAGATAATTCAGAGACGAACTGCTGTCCAGGTAAAGTTTGACTAGTGGTCTGGCCCCAATCAATAAACTTTTGTTCGTAATTTTTTCTAAACTCTTTGGAAGCAGTCACCTGTGCTTCGCGTGTTGCCTTACCCCTTGTCGCATTCGTCTGAGATTCCAGGTCAACACCTGCAATTTTCGACAAGAGTTTTACAACATCAGCAAGAGAACTAACAATTTCTGTTTTTGCCGGAAGCAGTGTTTCCCCAGCTTCAATAACTGCCATTCGAATCATGTTCTCTTGTTTTGTAAGTTTCATCTCGTCTGACTCAGCCGTTGGTGGGGGTAGTTTAGCCACGAGGCTTGCCAGGTCCCCACCGCCCCCAGCCCCAGCCTGGTAGAGACTCGAAGCCATCGAATAGTTTACACCGAAGGTCTGACGAAGCATCTCAATCATGTCCGTCTTTGACCCCCCAGTCATCTGCTTCACCTGGTCATATATTTGCTTGAACATCCCGACTGTCATGCCTTGCTCCATCCGCTGCATGACGTCGATGTAGTCAAACTGACCCTTGGCACTTTTCACAGCCTCAGCCTTAGCCGCTCGGTAGAGGATAACATCTGTCTCGCTCTGGAGTCCGGTCGCGCCTGCCAGCGCCTGGTTCAACCCTGCAACCTTCTGCGCACCCACCTGCCCTTGCCACATCGGACCAAGGCGGGAGAAGAAATTAAGTGATCCAGAAATGTCCTCGAAGCTCCTGGATACACCCTTTCCTACGGCGTCCTCCATCGCAGAAGTTAAGGCATTCAAATACTCTTCGTACCTGCCACTACCGATCCCCTGAATGCCTACGCCGCCTGCGGTCAGACCTAGAACGTTTGATCCTTTATCATACGTCGCAGCCATGATCTTAGCGTTGGTCAAATCACCTGGGCTTACGCCGAAGCCTCTCGCGTAAGCCAAGACATCCCTGGTCGCAGCTACACCACCTACTCCTCCGTGGGCGAGTTTGCTCATCACCTCGTTGCCAGTCTCGATAGAGTAGCCAAACTGGGAGGCAGCGTCAGCAGCTTCGCGTAGGTTCTTTCTGAACGCGATTGAGTTCTCGCCCGCAGATTTCCCGAGTTGGCCTAGGGCAGCAGTCGTATCCATAATCGTGGGCACAAAGGCCTCGTAAGTCTTGGTCAGCTGGTCGGTGATAACCGCGGTTACGGAGACAACACCTGCGACCGCGGCGATCCCTGCACCGACCGGTCCCGCCTTAGAAACTGCTCCACCCAGGGACTCAAGTATGTTCGCCCCAGGCCCTATTGCGTTCCCCGTCTCTCCTGCTTGTGCGACTGCGCTTCCTGCACGGGAGACAGTCATCAGCGCGCGGCTGCCAGCACCACCCTCACTACTCCGGGCGATTGCTCGCTCCTCGGGGGTGTTAAGCTTCTGCTCCATAGTCTGATTGCGGAGCTCCATATACCGTGTCTGGAGCTCTCGTTGCTTACCAAGCTTAGTCTCGTACAAACGGTCGACTTTTTCAGCAAAGCCCTCGAGCTGACTACTGAGTTTGGAAAAGTCGAAGGCGTCTTGTAAAGATGCCCCCGCTTGCTGCCCAGCATCTCCGATGTTCTCGAAGACCTGAGCAACGCGGGGGCCTACTACTGAGGCGTTTTCGTGAACATCTATCTGAATGCCGACTACCTGAGCTCCCGGCATCTACTTCTTCCTCTCCCCTGAGACTGCCAGGGGGATTGCTGCTCTCATCCGCTCGATCTGCTCGTCAGTGTACCCTTGGGCTTTCAGCAACTCGACAGGAAGTGTCTCTTGGACCTGCCCTGTCTTGACCTCCTGCCGGTAGTACTCCCGAAGCTGCTCGTCGCTCGGACGCATGACATGGTACAAGAACAGAACGTCAATCTGTTCTTCCATCAGCTCCTGGTACTCCTTCGTCGTGGGCAATACCCGAAAATGCTCCAGCAACCACATCCGCTTTTTCAGTTCCGCTGGCGCCTGCTGGAGGCTCTTTTCCAGATCCCGCTCCAGCTCCGCCAATTTCCGACTGAATTCTATTGTAAAAGCGAAGATACCTCCTGTAGAGATCGCCGATGAGCTTGTCGTCAGGGCAATCTTCTGACGAGTCCAGATCGTCCCACCACTGAGGTGCCTTGACAATGACAATGTCGAGCGTTGCATAGATTTCGTAGAAGCGAAGCGTCGACGGGGCAATATTCCCCAGATTGACGTCATCGAACCTCTGCGCGAGGAGGACTTGGATCTGGCGTAGGACTTTGGGGCGAGGGTACTTGATGGTGAACGTTCCTCGATCGGTCTCGACAGTCTCGAAGAGATCCTCGCCGGACAAAAGCTTTTTCAGCGTCTCGTTCACTTCCGGCTTGTTCTGCTCCGCTGTCATCTTCTTCGCCTCTTCCCTCTGGTCTCCTGCTGCCTTTCCTGCTCGGTTCATTGCATGTCTCCTTAAATGGACTCGCTCTCCCAACCCCATAGTGAGGCTGGGTTAGATGTGTTTCTCGACGGCTACTTCGTCCGTTTCACCGCGTTCATCCGAATGTTCGCTGTCACGTAGCTGTTAGGTGCCACCTGCTCGCCGTTGGAGGCGATGATGACGTCCGCGAACTCGTGAAGTGACTCCTGGGTAGCGGTGTTGACGAACTGAAGTCCATCGAACTGCTTGCCCTTCCCGTCGGTCTGGACCGTGTCCCTCGTGGGGAGGAGATCCTTGATCGTGATCTCGCCTCCATCGGGTAAGATCGAGATCGCTGCCGGGTTCTCGGGCACGAAGGTGTTGATTGTGATCGTGCACGAGTAGCCTTGTGAGTCATACGAGATGGGGCCGAGATGATTGAGCACGTTGGCGGGCTGGATGGCCCAGTCTTCGTCGTAGGAGCAGCCGGAAGCGAGGCCGATTGCCTTCCACTTTCCGTCCGTATCCTTGACCTTGACTTGGACCCACGCACCGCCGGCTATCAGTTTCTGTGACATGTTCTAGTTCCTCCCTTCCTTTTCAGACTGCTCTCATCACGCTGTCGTCGAGGCGTAGACCGCCATGTGCGAGGTGATGAAGATAAAGTTCGTCGGTGGGGTCAGGTAACAGTTGAATTCAACGATAATCTGATCCCCGTTGACCTTCCTCAGGTAGCCCCAGTACATCGGGTCACCGTTAAAGAGGCCGAGTGCTGCATACTGAGCAAGCTTGAGGTTGACTGTCGCGTCCACGTCCGTGAGCAGGCTGTTGGTCATCGCCCGACCAACGAAACTTTGCTCCAAAGTGTTGCGAAGATCCCTGTTGATATACAAGGCCTCTCGCATCATTGAGAACTCATTTTTCTGGAGCAGATTTCCTTGGTAAGTAGTAATCTGTCGCAAGTTAACGAACTGCCCTAACGGATTCTTGTACGCAGCGCAAACACCTCCTTGAATAAGCTTCTCCAGGTCGGTTGTCTTAATCGACGTGAGGCCTAAGACGGAAAGTTGTTTGTTTGTCAACGGCTCATTCAACGCCAAGCAGGTTGCCAAACCAATAAGCTTGCACGCGTAATAAGCCGGGGCCCACCAAATAACCTCGCTTTCATCGTCATTCCAATCTTGAAATTCTGGGTAGGCAAGGCAGACCGCGGACGAATTGATAGCCTGAGCCCTGGCGATCACCTGAGCAATAGTCTCCCCGGATGCACCACCGAGTATGGCCTGGCGCTCCGACTTGCCAGTCACACTGTTCATCTTCTCCACGTGAGTTCGGATGAGGGCGTGTATTGCCGCGTCGGTCGAGGAGGTACCAATGAGCTGGATGTCCTGCGTCTCCAAGTACTCCAGCGAGGTTGCCCACTCCGAGGAGGTGTAGGCACCGTCGGTACCGCCAGTGAAGTACGACCAGGTCGTGATGTTGTCCGGGAGGACTCGGCCGACCTGCGTAACATCGTATTGAGCGTTTGCGCACCAAGGGCAATCATTCAGGGCATCAACTAAGGCTTGCACTGTTGATTCGAGAGTTACTGCAGCAGTCTTGATGTCTAGAGCAGTAACCCAATCAAGTTCGTTTGACGGATCAGTGGACACGAGGGCACTAAGAGTCGCTGAGTATCCAGATTGGTCGTTGATGTAATTCACCACATCTTCGACAGTTTCAAACGAGGCGAAATCGACCGAGATCTCCTGAGTGTGAGCCGGAGTGACGGTGAAAAGCTCAGTATCCGTAATACTCAGTACGCAGGAGGCCTCAGACCCAGTGTACTGGATCAGGATCGATGCTTTGTAGACGTCGTCAGCCACGTAAGCAGTCTCGGACATGAACTGCACGGTTAGCATCTTGCCTTGGTTCGTGCCCGCAGCTAGCTTGAGCTTCACCTGATTGCCGTGTAGGCCCCAGTCCCAGGCATCCACATCCATTGGGTAGTAAGTCGCGGCGTCAATACCCACGACTGTTCTCGCGATGGTTCCTGTGACTCCGGTGGTCCCACCGCTGAAGGTGTTCGCTCCACTGTTCTTTCCGACCGCGGAGGCCGTGAAGGTGACCGTGTCAGTCGACGCGGCCGCGGAGTAGCCAGGGAAAGTCCCGGCGGCGATCTTGGTCGCGATCTGAGCAGGCGTATCCCCGCTGGCCACTGCAATGGTGACCGCCGAGGCACCGTTCAGAATGATCGAGACGTCCTCACTGGCCGTCGCAGCGTGAGTGACGATAAGCCTGACTTTTTCTGCCAAGCCTGCCGACACTTTGGAGAGCGTCCTATTTGCCTGGAGACCTGGATTAACACGCAAAGCAGCGATGGTTTGAGGTGTGTAATCCGGGCTAGGTTGGAAAGCATGTTTAATTGCTTTGAGGAGTGGCCCACTCCTCAAAGTTGCTTCGGCTTCGCTAGGCGAACTGAACCAGAGGAGTTCATTGGGTTCGCCTCCTCGGGCATCACCAACAATGACTGCATTGTTGATGGATGAAAGACCACCAGCTGACTTCTGGAAGTCGATCCGCGAATATGCTCCCGGTATGTAGTGCGAGGAAGCCATGCTCCCTGACTGGAAAACGGCAGCTTTAACTCCCATGAATATCCTCCTTCTTTATTCCGCTCGACGCGTATGATCATTGTGGATGAGCGTTTTCCACTCAGCGTAGGGAAGGATCTTACCTCGGTAATGCCACCTCAGGGCTTCCTTCTGCGTTGGGTGGAGATTAAGCTCTCCTTCGTCCTCTTCCAAATACGTTCGCACGTCCATAAGGCGAGGATCTTCGACTGGAGACTCTTTAACTTGGGTTGTCTCCTTGACCCCCTTCTTGCCCTTTACTGGCCGATACTGCGAGGTGTCGACATCCACGCTGGCCTCGGCCACTGTCTCTTCTCCGTTTTCCATCTCTAATCCTCCCCTACCATTCCATGAGCTTCTACCGTGATTGCTCCAACTATAGTGTAGTCCTTCACTTCATAGTAGCCAACAGTGTAGGCAGTGCTGAAGTGGATCATTGCCCCGTACAAGACTTCACCGAAGTCGAAGTTGTAGATTCCTGACTTCTCACCGTTGATTGACTCTTCCTCGATGATAACCTCATTCTCGGTATGCTGCTTGAACCTCTGCTCGCCAACCAGGTAAGCAGAGATCAGATCGAAGATCTTGTCCTTCTGGACCTTATTCGCCGCCCAAACTTCGATAGCCATCTGAGTCCGGCGCAGCGTCTGGTACCCCTCGGCGCGGAGGAACTCCTTCCCCTTGAATGCCGCTTCCAGCTCCGCCAGGGCTTGCTTCGACATGATGAACTTGTTCCTACCCCCAGCCCTAATCTCATCGACCAGAATGGGAAGGAGCTTCATCGTCTGCGGCAGGACCGGAGTCTCCACGAGCTTCGAGAAGTTCGTGTCGATGACAGTAATGCAGGGGAAGCCAGTTACGTCGTACTTGCCCCCCTCAGGGACTGATTGCTGAAGCAAGCCGACGAACGGATGGTCTGTCGAGACCTTCAGATTGACCTTGGGGAAGAGTTCCGAGAACTTCTGCTCCGTATCAAACCAAGCACGGATATCATCTGCGATGAGTGCCTCGCAATCTGGAATCTTGGTCAGAACGAGTTTTGCCATCTAGCCCCTCCTATGGCATGAGATCCATCGTGATCCCAGCCCGGATGGCCTCGCCGATCACTTCTTTGGTGTTCGCTACGACGTAGCGAGTGAGATGCATCCCCTGCCGTGCAGGAACCACCCACGAGTTGGCCCAGCCCTTCTGCGCATTCGACTGCTTCGGGGCATTCGCCGAGACGACTCGGAAGGTTAAGTATTCCCCGCGAGCCTGGTTACCAGCCGAGACGTTGAAGACAACCATGCCCTCTAGGTTCGGGAACTGGGGGAGCTTCATCCTCGATCCCCACTTGTACTTGTTGGTCAGCACGACCTCGCCGGCCGCGTTGAAACCAGGCACCTTCTTCTGTACCGTCGACTTCTTGATCTCTCCGGCCCTAATCTTTGCCAGGATCTGCCCATACACTGCCGAAGGCATCGGCGCGCTGAGGGAGCCTGGAGCCCCGTGACGGAAGGGGACGATCGAGTATGGACCATTCTTGCCCATCCGTGCCCTGGGCCCGAAGGGGATGATCTTCTTCAGATCCTTCGCTTCCTCGCCATCCTCGATGGACGCGGCGTAGGGACTGTCAGAGTAGACGACTCCGTGCAGGCCTTGGAACGACTTGTGGATCGACTTTGCATACTCGCCGCGGACCGACTTCAGTCGGATCTTCGTTCCAGGGATTGCTGCGCCCATCGCATAGGCTTTCCACGTATACTCTAGGAGAGCGGTTGAGACCTTGATAGCCCTAACCGTGTTTGGCAAGTACTTCGTGGAGACCATCTCTAAAGCCCCGATGAGATCTGCTAATCCCTGGTCGTCAGGAACGATTGACACCTGGAGCATCGACGCTTCCGTCATAGTAAACCCCCCTGCTCTGAATCCTTGAGAGGATCATCGAGCAGGCCGATGTCTGAGGCGTCTGCATCCACAGACTCCAGAGAAAGCATCCTCGAAGAATGTAAAAACGTGCTGAACTTCTTGAGGAAGACACGTTTCGGCCAGATCTTGTTCTCGGAGTATCGGACAGTCGGCAGATCATCCAATACGGTAAAGGCAGGGTGGTAGGCAAAAGTGCAAGAGAAGCGATCAGGCTTTCTCAAACCCCAGAGGATCTCGTTCTCTCTGACCAGGGTGTAGTCAGTGATCTCTCCATACTTGTCTTCGACGCGCAGAATCGTCGCGATCGATTGGAAGGGGAAGACAAATGAGTCCCCCTCGTTGTAGCCGATCATCGTCTCCTTCATCTCAGCCATCTGCAAAACGATGACGTCACCGCGACCGATGTGGAAGGTCCCAGGGAAGGACATCATCGCGTCCGCCTGCTGCAAGACCATGTTGTTCTCGATCTTGGACTTCGGATTGATCGACGTGATAAGAAATTTCGCAGCCTTCAGGTAGGTGCAGACAACAGTGAGCTCGTCAGTCTCATCGCAGGCGTCGGAGGTGAGAATCTTGTTCCCCCAGATCGCGTCGATCTTCATCGACTTGCCCTTCGTGACGTTCTGAAGTTCCGCTACTTCGACAAGCGCTCCGGCGAAGTAGTTCTGGTTGTTGACCAACCTAATTGGTACGTCTATTAGACCTCGGCCTATGTAAGTACAGGTACCAGAATAGGTGTTCTCGAAGCTCTCCTCGTAGTCCAGGGTGAAGCGAATGCCCTTCTTGATCTGCACTGCGGGTGTGATCGACGTGGACGTAAAAGACTGGATGACGATCTCCTGGTCAGCGGCCAGGAAGACACGGTTAATCGATTTGATGTGAATCTTCATGGACGTCAGATCCAAGGTAGCTTTCCCATCTGTGACACCCCAGACGATCCTTCTCGTGGAACGCACTGGCGAGTAGGTAAAGCCCTTCCCGTAGCATCGAGGGCAGTTCGGGTCGACTCGTCCGTTGTCGGACATACAGAAACAGGCAGAAGCTGAGTACCAGAGAACGTGTTGGCCTCGGCGATCTATTGACTCCTCCCACAACGAGGGGGAAGATGGCCTCATCTGCATTATGCCCATATCAATTGCCCTTCACGAAACCGAGGGGTATACCTCCATACTTGTATTTGTTCTTCGACAACCAGTCTGCGATCTCCTTCAGGTACTGATTGATCCTCGCACCGAAATACGCGTTCGTCGGGCTCTGCGTGGACGAAAACGACTCACTGAGTCCATCCAGGCTGACTGACTGGGAACTGAATCCCGGCAGAATACCATCACCAGTGATGTTCAGCATCTTGCAAGCGCTCCACTTGCCAATCACATCTCGCAGATCGGCAGGTACGGCGTCTGAGTTCTCGAACCCACTCTCATAGTCGATTTCCAAACCTTGCGGGTATCTTTTCATTTGCCAGAGCAAGACCGTGCCGTAAGCACCCAGGAAGGGCCCGTAGAGCATTTGGTTCCTCGGGAAGGCGTGGAGCTGACCGAAGTCCTTTTCTACCCTTGCCCACTCCCTCAAGTCCAGGATGGAACTCTCTGTCGGACCGACCAGCTCGAACCTCGTTACTTCTATGATGGGGGAGTGGCGGAGTTGGACAAACCCGAAGTTGAGCCAGGTATCAGGGTCGAAGTCGTAGGGGAACTCCTCATCCGTGTAGATCAAGGGGTCCCCGTCCATCCAGACCGCTGCCTTCCTATCCTTTCCGGTGACAGGCTTGGTTTTCCACTTCCTTCTAAGGATGTCAATGTTCAAGATTTTCTCGAAGTCGCGGACACCGGCAGCGACGGCGTAGTCTGACTGCGTGTCGTCCCAGTTGTCATACGCAGCATTGTTCGACACGAGATCCAGGCCCCAGAGATAGTTGTATCTCATGTCGTCAGGGGTCAGGACTTTCCCGAACGAGCCGAGAGGGGACTGATAGTTGTTGAACGAGTAACCAACCTTTGATGGATCTCCGAGTTGGATCCTGAACGGCGGGGAGATGATCGACTCGATGGTGTCGTTGCCAAAGGAGTACTTGAACCACTTCGTTTCCGCCTCGACATCTACGACGAAGGAGTAGTTTAGTACTCCAATCTGAAGTGCAATTCTCGTCACTGACGTCGTGATCTCTGCGAAGGTACCTGTCTGAGTGTCACCTTGGTAAATGCGGATGTGTGTGTAGCCCTTCGTCTTCATCAGCAGGTAGAGGTCTTCCGGCTGAGTGAAGATCTTCAACGTGATCATAGCCTACACACTCCCGTAGGCGTAGAGCTTGACAGTCGCATCCACCAGAGAATCAAGGTTCTGGATGGAGACGATGTCCATGCCCTCCGTCATAAACAAAACGGAGGTGACTACGAAGGTCGCCCCGTCGTTAAGACCCACCGTAATCGGGGCCGAGGTTTCCAAGTAAAGCAAGGACTGAGTCCCTACGACAGACAAGTCGACGGTTACTGCTCCGTCGGTGGACTTGAGTACTCGCTCTAGGCAGTAACGACGATTGAAGTCAACCGCTGTCAGGTCAACATTCTTCGTGAGGTCTTCATCTGCAATCTTGATCGCGTATCTTGCGGTACTCATCTTCTTATTCAAAAGGGAGGAGTGAACCCATTACTGAGGTACACTCCTCACCTCCCTCCTTGTATCAGGCGTTCTCGCCTTAGACTGTAGTCGCGATGCCGCCCCCGCCGCTGGCCACGGCCGCTGAGTTGGCAACGTAGACCATGTCATTGCCGGCCACTGAATCCCAGGCTGACCAGCCAACCAGGGAGCAGGCGTCTATGAGGATCGCTCCCGAGGTGGGCTTTGTGCCGATGAAGGCACTAGTGAGTGCTCCAATCCCGTTGTCGTTCCAGTTCATGAACCGGCACCGGGCGAAGACCGTCACACCCTGCATCGAGGTCGCCCCGTTAGAGATAATGGCACCCTTACCAGCCGTATCCGAATACGACAGGATGTCACAGTCGTAGAACGCGTTCCGGTCGGGAGCCGTCGCTGCCGAGGAACCGGAGAACGAGATGTTCCCGTTCGCTGCGGCCCTGATGATTGTGTTGGAACCAAAGGTGCATCGCTCGAAGGTGTTCTCCTCGCCGCCGTCGCCCAGGTCGAGGTCATAGGCCCCAGTCTGAGCAGCGGGCGTCGCGTGGCACGCACCAAGCATGTGCACCCTGTCGAAGTAATTCCTGGCCCCCGTGACTTTGACACCACCAAGCGACCCGACCTGTGAGCCATAATTCCCGATTGAGACGTTGAAGAAAGCGTTATTGCTCCCGCTAACCGTGATGTCACTCGGAAGGTAACTGGTGAGCACGCAGGAGACAGTCTGAGCCTTGGTCTGGACGTTCAGGGTCTCAGAGACCCCAAGACTGAGAGCATCAACGGAGGTAACAGTAAATGTTGCTCCGTTGTTCGAGCCCGAGTCTGCAATGTAGCCCTTCATCCCTACGACCCAGCCATCGGTGACGAAACTGCCCGTCTCGCGAGTGATGGCATTAGCTGCTTGCGCGAAGGTCGTGCCAGAACTGGTGATCTCCTTGGAGGCAATCCTAGCCCGACTAGCCCTTCTGGTCCCTGACGCTAAGCCAAGAACGGTAATGCCGCTCTTGGCCCAGGTGAGAGTCTGTTTTAGATAACTTGTGGTACCGGCCGAGGTAGTACCCGCCGACATAAGAACGATTCCATCTCCAGCGCCATCAACGCACTTGGCGTACGCTGCAACGATGTCCTTGACTGCGGTATCTGGCGTTAAGCCGTCAGCCGCGTTATCTCCCGCTGTTGGATCTACGAAATACCAAGTACCTCTGACCATACTGGGGAGAAAGCCCTCGAAGCTGTCGAGAAGCGTGCCTAGTTGCGCCGCTTTCAGCGCAGGGCACGCTCCGTTCAGCCTCTCTTTTATACTCGTATCCATTCTCTCCCTCCTTTTTTTGGAAGAGTAAAGGGGGCTCCGCCTTACTCGAATGAGCCCCTCAACCGTTGATCAGAACCAACCTCCGTTGGTCGGGCAGACGTTCTTAATCCTAATGTGCTGGACGGGCTTCTTAAGCGCCATCGCACCGTAGAGGATCATGAGGAACGGGTAAACTGCCGCGTTGACCGGGTAGAGGTCGAACTTCATGAGTGGGAGGAACTGGAACCACTCGATCGCGTCAAACGACGGATCCAAGGTAAGAAGGTAAACATCAGAGCAGCCAGGCAGATCCGCGTTGAGATCGCTGAGGGTCTGATAAACCTGACCAGAGTCAAGTGCATAAGCCACCTCGCTCATGAATTTGACCTCGGCCCCAGTAGTACCACCAACTTTGGACCGATAAATCTTCCACGCAGTCGGGACGATGACACCAGGAGTCGCTTGGAAGGTAACCTTGTCCCCAGCTGCAACGCCGGTCACAAGAACCTCCGCTGAGGCAACTGAGTCACCATACTTGTTGACACCAACGACCTTGTAGACGTAATCACCTGCGTCAGCTGAACCAAACTTCGATGATGCGTCCGCTCCATGAGCAACACCAGCAACGGTGGGCTGGCTGGGGCATTTCGTAGTAAGGGTTGAAGCGACAGGAATGCTCCCCTCCTGGATGAATACATCATCCAGAACCTCAGGATTACCAAAGGGAGTGGGGAAGTTGATGGGGAAGGTGGCCCCAGCTACTCCACCGACTGCTCCGGCGCCAGGAAGACCAAGTTGGCTGGGCGCTCCGACGGCAGGAAGAGGCACACGATATTTGTCTCGAAGCATGTGCGAAATGTCTGTGGTCACTTTGATAGATGACAAGAGCAGATTGCCTTTACCATAACTGGCACGAATGGTGCCAAGGCCCTCAGTAATCTTATTCTCGAACGTCTCCCTATCGGCGTGACCACCTCGGAAGTCGATGACGTTCGTGGACGGAATCTGGACTTTCAGACCATCGGGCTGCTCAGAGATGAATGAAGAATTTCCATCAAAGAGGCCCTTCTCGACATTTCGGATGATCCAACGCGTACCGGCATCTTTTTCAATAGCCATTGCGTTCTCGGTCATCTCACTCATCGCAGCCTGGAGAGTGACCTGCCTATAGGTCTGCAAGTACTTCGCGACTGCAAACATACGAGCGATTGTTTGATCGGACGATTCAGAAGTGCCCCCCTCGGTTACCCATGCACCATCATCCTGACCAACTTCAGTACGCGTGTTCCACTGGCGTACGACCGATTTGACTGGGGTCTTCTTGAGCCTCTGGAAAAGCCTCGCCTCGTCCTGCGAAAACAGGATATTAACGAGAGTGAAATCCAAGGATTCTGGAGTGAGCGCACGCCCACCCGTAAACGCTGAGGCATCAACGCCAGTTCCGGCAGTCAAAGCCTTGCTCAGTAACTCCATAGTCTCAGAGTTACTCTGGGCGAAGCCGTTATAATTTCTCTCGAAGAGATCCATTCTAGTCCTCCTTTACCTTATACTTTCTTCGCGAAGAGCGGCTTCATGCTCTCCGGAATGCCACCACCAGATTGGAGGCGACTCTCGAGAATTGAGATGTCAGTCGTGGATATCTCGCCCTTACGACAGAGCTCTGTAGCCTTCGCCATGACTTCCATGACAGTCATCTCAGCACCACCTTCCTCTACCTGGAAGCGATCACCGCCCTTGCGCAAACGCGCCATAGATGGGATCTCAATGGAGCCGAACTTGGCGATATCAGTCTTGATGCTTTTCTGCATCTCGGCGTTCGCCAGGACAGCTTTCCCGATAGCTTTAACGATGCTTGAGAGCTCAGACACTGACTTCTCAAGCTTGGCCAAGCGATCGAGGGGTTTCCTCGCCTTCTCGAGACTCTCGCCGATTTCGTGGGCGAGAGACTTGAGGTAGGGCTCGATGTCCATTGCGATCTCTGCCTCAGGATCATCTTCGGCCACTGCCTCCTCAAAAGACTTCTTGGCCGGGGGAGGTGTACTCTCAGACTCGCTCTCCTCAGTCGAGATTGACTCCTCTTCCTCCTGCTCGGCGCCCTCGCCCTTGTCAGATGCAGACATTGCCTTAGCCAAGATCGTTTGGGCCTTCTTGAGCTCGTCCGCGGTGGCGCCAGACTTGGCGAGGATGGCATTAGCCTCCTCGAGCTCCTTCTTGTCCACGGCGGGGGTGGCTCCGTCCCCGAGGGACTTCCTCAGATCCTCACACGCCTCGTTCCAGCTCTTTTCGAGAGTGGCCGCGTCGAGGTTCTGATCTTTATTCTCCTTGCCGTCCATCTAAATACCTCCTCTAGGATTTCTTCGTGAGCTTTGCGAATATGAAGTTCATGACCTGGTCAGTCGAGACTCCCAACGGGACTGTCTCCGCGACCCAGGCACGAGTGTCTTGATAACTCCCCAGCGTACCCTCCTTTACTCCCTTGAGGAAGGCTTTGAATAGCTTTGTCATCTCCGGTTCGCCGAACTTGGCACCTTGGAGTGACTCGCCAATCAAGGCCCTGCCCCCCGAGAACGAACTCGCGTCTACGCCGCCTCCCGCAGTCAAACTCTTGGCAAAGGATGTGAAAGGGACAAGTTGAACATGTCCGAGTGTCGTATCATTGACAGGCTTGTGGGTGATGGCAGTGTCGTCCCAGATAACGCGGCGAATGAATTTCTGCGCGTTCTCAATCGCCTTCTTCAGGATATAACCCCCAATGGAAGCGCCGAAGCGGGAGGTCTTCGATAGAACATTCTCCATGACCCCCTGCGCTCGCTTGTTCTCTTTGTAGAGCATCGCTTTCACCAAGGTTGACTTGGCTGAGGTGAAGGCTACGTCCAGAGGCTCGCCGATGATGTATGCTGGATCCTTCTGGAGCTTGTGCTGATGGTCCCAGGAGATCACTCCGTGTGTCATGTAGTAGTTGGCGGCGTCCTTCAACGCCTTCATGACCGTGATCTCTTCCTCCTGGTCCTGCTGCTCGTTCGACGCCTCGAGGTAGACGACCCATTTGGAGCCCTCTTCCTCCGCCTTGATCAGCGTCGCGGAAGCGAAGCCGGCGTAGAACGGGTTGTCAGATTCTATGTCAATTGGAAGATCTGGAAATCCTCTCATCCACTCACTCCTAGTTACAAAGAAAAAGCCGTCATCCGTTTAGATCGGCGAAGATGACCAATCTATAAAAGACGGATGACGGCTTTCTGGAAGCTCGACAATATTAAGTATAGGGGAACTTCAACAAACTGTAAACCCCTTCTACAACCTTTTTAGAACCGATTGATTTTACCACACCGTCGACACTTCACTTCAATACCCATAGGCTGCTCCGACTTCAGGAGTGGTATCTTTGCTTTGAACAACAAGGCTGAGCAGTCCCTACACCGGATATGCTCGACGTAATCCGAGTGGACGACGAGCTTGACCCTCACCTTCTTAGCCTCTCCCATGGACTCCCCTTTACCACAAATCTTCTGAACTGAGGCAGCTCTTCAGGATCTCGGTCTGGCCGGCCTCAAAGGCGAGGACAGCAGCGTCGTATCGATCGACGAACCGCCCCTCGGAAGTGAGAAAGCCCTGCTCGGACTGGCGGACTGGCATGCCCAAACCTTCGTTAAACATCTGCTCGATGATCTTATTATGTCTCTCGCCGGTCCAGACCTTTTCCCCTCTCTTGCAAGCCGCGGAGACGATCTTCTCGTTCACGACGTCACTTCCTTAGCTTTCTTCCCCAGCTCCTTCAACGCCCTTGCCCGCTCATCTTTGAAGAGCGGTGTTTTGTAGTAGTCTTCCCTCTCAGTCAGGTGATCCTTAGCAATGTACTTCGCGGCGTCGAAGTTGTTTGTGTGCTCGCCCTCGATCCAGATCCCAATAGCCAACTCAGTCTGGTTGAAGTCCGAGTCGGGCCGCTTCGATCCTTTCCCAGTGAAGATGTCAGCCAACTTTATCATTATCTTCTCCTCTGGCTCCTTGACCGACTTCCCTAAACCAAGGAGTTCTTTCATCTCCGGGTAGTACCGAGTCCACGAGCACCGGCAATGAGGGTGAAGCGGCGTGCACGCCCAGAGGTTGGAACCCTTCCTCCCGATGTTGTTCTTACCTATCCAAATAACATCATACTCTTCGCCATCAATCTTCATCGTCCCGCTCGGCGTAGGCTCATCGGAGAGAACTACGACCTGCTTATTGATGAGCCGCATGCAGTCAGAACAAGCACCAGGGGCAGAGATGCCGATCATGTAGACCGTCTCCCCTTCCTTCCTGTCCCCTGTCTCTTCCATAAGAATCCCAGCGTTGACATTGGTCGCAATTTCAGTCTCGGCTATCATCCTCCAATCGCGGTTTAGGTCAGCAAACTCGTCGAATAGTGCGACCTCGAGCTGCCTAGTAGTCTGCTTGTTCTTAATCGCATTCAAGATAGTCGTCGAGATCTTCTTCCGTGCCGACGCCTCCAAGTCGACCATCTGCTCCGCAGCATGCTGGCGGCCGAAGGTGTAGGCGTTCTGCCACATGTCGTCCTTTGGTAGTTGGAGTGCAGTGGGGATCTGATCCAGGGAGGAAGTCATCCTCGACTCGTAATCCATACCCTGCAAGATCTTGCCGAGGAGCATAGCCTTGCGGACCAAGACGTCAGGCTGGTCCTTGAAAATCCGAGCCATTGACTGGTCCAAGGTCTTCACCACCTCGTCCCACTGTTTCTGCGTCAGTGGCTTCCCTGTCTTCGGACTGATAAAGATCCTACCGTTCAGCTTGAAAAGCTGATCTGCCGGCACTGCTTTGTGAAACTCACCCGTCTGGTGAAGCCACTGACGCCGAATAGTGAGGAAAAGGGCGAGGAGTCGGTCGGAGACGACAGTAGTTGCCTGCTCCTCGAACTGCTGGTGAGCCTTCCAGGGACTTGTCTCCTGGTGAGTATGTGGTACGCGCGTCGGTGCAACAGCTTTTCGGGGTGCCAACTTGTGAGCACGAGCCTTCTCCAATCTGCTCGCCGAGACATAGAGTGCTACCTTGGTCACGACTCCTCCGTATCCTTCGACTTGATCGGGATGGTCAGGCGAATAGATTTCATCACCTTCCATCCCTTCTCGGTCTTCATGTACCTCTTGCCGTTCTGGACCTTGACCGAGCCCATCGGTGTACTCGCCTTCCGTGCCTTCTTCGGCCCACCAAAGCCGAAGCCCTTCCGCCTAAACCCTTTCTCAAGCTCCTCGAGGATCTCATCCACACTATAAATACTCTTAGCAAAGGTTAGGGCGGAGGCCGGGACGCGGAAGACGTTTCCTGCCTCGTTCACTACGCGCACAAAGTCTTCGCCGATCTCTTTGATCGTTCCCACCACTCCTCGACCCAAACTCCTCAGATGAGAACTTTTAATCTGGACCTTCTGCCCTACCTTCAGCGGGGCCTTGCCGACGTCCTTGTGTTCCTTGACTTTCTCCTCGAACGCCTCAGCTTTCTTCGGATCGTTCGTAATTTTCATCTCATCCATATAATAATAGCCGTCAGACTTCTTGGTCAACTTGAATGAGTCAATTTGTTCCTGGGTGTAGAAATACTTAGACCCTACTTTCTTGATGTACTTGTGGTTTGCTCGCTCGGCTTTTTTCAAGACTTCCCAAACGATCTTACTCATACTCAATCTCCTAAATGATTAAGGTGACCAAAACAAGTACACCTAGAACAGTAAAGAGGTAGACCCAGATCTCCTTGAAGGCTAGACAAAGTTGACTAACTACCTTCTTCTTCATCTCTCATTCCCCCACAAGATCGGAAACATCTTCGCGATTTCCTGCTGCTCCTCGTAGGAGATGATGTTTCTGCTAAGCATATACTTCAGCAGGTGAACAATTGCATTCTCGAGAGGTGTGTGCTTCGAGTCGTCCCAGTTGTCTACGATGGGTTTTTGCTCCGTCCCACCTACTGTTAAAGCCATGCTTTATTTCCCTTCATATTCTTCGACTGCACGTTTCACTATATCAAGTGCCATCTTCTTCTTTTCTTTCTCAGTCCTATTTGTTTTGGCTGCGGCTTCTTGCGCCATAGACAATGTCTTTTTCCAGTCGAATCCATTCTTTTCCCCATCGGCTAGAATTGCCTTGACAGCATCCTTTATTGGGTCATTATCACTGTCTGCATTATCTAAGAAAGACAATGTCTTGTCCTTTCCACCTTCTTTATATATATACACCCACTCCCCATTTGGACCACGGTAACGACGAAGGTACTTCGATTTCATCAACATCTGAATCTGCGATGGCCTCAGGCGCTCCATCTCACTCTCCCTTCGGCTTCTCCATGAAACCCTTATCCAACTCCACGTAGGGTGGGAGAGCTTTCTCCGCCACCAGGTACTCCCACCTTCTAGCGAAGATCACTCTGCCTTTCGAGGCTATTCCATATTTGACCATCTGGACAAGGATCTCCCTCTTCTTCTCCTGGCTGAACAAGCGGACGATATCGTCCATGAGGGCGAGTGTCTGGTGCTCGTTCAGATACCAATGAGGCCGGGAGCGATAGCCCTCGAACAGACCATACTCCGCCTTCTCCGGGAAGCTTAGATCGTTGTCGATGGCCCAGAACTTGCCGCTGTCATCCACCAGCCAGTTGCGGCGGTGGCGATCGGTAGCACAGATCAACCAGTCTAAAACGGCGAGCTTCTGCCACTCGCGGACGTAGACATCTTTGTACTCCAGGCCTGACGCTTTCCACGTGTCGGCATAGACCATGCTCATCGCGGAGCCGATCTTCCCATCAACTCGCCTGACTACGACTGGGGGCACGTTCTGCAAGCCCAGGATCTCCGACACTAGGTACGCAAGTCGTTCCCGCTTCCACTCCGTACCGGCTGGGATGTTGCCCTTCCTAACATCGCGGTCCTGCTTAGTCTTCCACGCTGCCTCGACGATCGTTCCTGTCGGGCTGAGCAGGATGAGCTTCTGTGTCTTCCCGCTCTTCGCGCCTGGCATGTCCTGAACCTTGACCACTGCTCCCTTGTATAAATCCTCCTCGCCTAGCGAGTAGTAGACAGTGGGTTTTGCTAGTACCAGGCGAGCTGTTACGTCAAGAGTGGCTTTAATCAAGATCCCCTGCTTCTTCTCCTCAGGTCCGGGCTCAGTGGTCTTCTGCTTGGCGAATGCCTTCTCAAGGAGTGGCTTCAGCTTGACAAATTCTGAGGGTGAGAAGTCCGTCCTGTACGGAGCTTGTACCATGCGAATTGCAGGCTTCTCACCCGAGTTCTTGACGTGATAATAGACATACTCCGCGCCCAAGCGAGCAATCATCTCCCCGACGTCGCTGTAGTAAGTCTTGCCTCGCTTGATGTCCAGCGCGACGAACTTCTGGTAGCTCTTCGTGGCTTTCAGCGCGTTGATGAGCGCGAGCTGGGCTTCCATACGCTCCTTGTAGTCCTCTGCTCCGCCAGTGGCATCGAGATGATGGAAGTACTCGTGCACGAAGCTGTCCTTGTACTTCGGACTCAACTCGATGCGGTGCTCATTCTCTTGGTAGTATGCCTTGCAGAGGCCCCCGTTCAAGCGAAGGTTCCCGTCCTTGTCAAGTGCGTCTTTCTCGAAACCGATTGTGAGCAGCCTCTTGTTGATGAAACCTAGGTCGTGGAGGGTGTCGAGCTGGTAGAAGATTGAGTGCCAAGCAGCTTTGTTCTCCTTGGTAATCTTGTCCTCGATTGATACTTTGAACTTGTCACTAGCATAATTGTACATCTGCTCGACAGACATCTTCTCATAGGTACTCATCCTGGGGAACGCGATCCCCTTCTCCTCCGCACCCTGGGCCCAGTTCTCCTCAACCCACTTGCGGTACTCGGGATTATTCACGCCCCCGTTAGCCTGCCACTCCTTCCTCAGGTCAGGAGGGATCGGGTGAGCTTTCACCTTGGCAGGATCGACTGCGATGTTCGTCGATGCCTTGGATGTCGAGGGCTTCTGGGGTTGTTGCTGTCCGCCACCGGCCTTGGGCTCGGCGTGGATGATTGGAAGCCCGTTCTTCCTAGCTTCTTCCTCCGCTGCCTTCGCCTTGGCTGATCCCATCTTACCCACGTACTCCCAGCCCTTGGTCCCGCCAACCTTCCTGAAGGTCTCACCGTTCGCGTAGTGGCGAATAGCCCCCGTGGGCATGGCCCGAGCCTTCAGCAAGACCATGATTACTTGACCTCCACTTCCTCGGCGAAGAAACGACTGCCATGATAATTGTAAGGTAACGCCTCAAGCCAATCGATACCATTCTCTGGTGTCTTAGCCTTGTTATCGAGACCTATGATTTCATCTGTCTTAAGCCGTGTCTTAAGCCCAGATTTCGATGTGACAATAACGACCTTCCCGTCGACCAGCTTAGCCGTCCCTACGATCTTGACCGTTCCGTCATCCTGGACGGACTTGAATTGTATCATTCTCATCTTACTCTCTCCAATGACGCCCAGTTAGGCGTCTCACGATTCAGGACCATAAATCCCTCCACCTCGTTATACTCAGGGAAGGCTCCATGTTTTACTAGGTAATCCCATCTCTTCTCGAACAACTCAACAGCCTTCCCTCCGAGGTTGAACATCTGTATCGCTCCGATGATCCGCTTCTTCTTCTCCGGGGTTAGCAAGCCCTTGAGCTCGTCCGGCAGTTCGAGGCCGTGGCGTCTTTGGAGGATCTGGTGAGGTATGCACCTATATCCGTTCCACTCCCCAAAATTGACTTTTTCGGGGAAGGCTAAGCCGTTGTCGATCGCATACACCTTTCCGGCGTTGTCAATCATCCAGTTCATGCCATGGCGATCAGTGTTGCAGATGAGCCAGTCCAGAAGGACTAGCTTCTGGTACTCAAGCGTGGGTACCTTATTCTGCATCGCCTCACTAGCCTCAGCCCAGACCTTGCCGTCGACGAAGTCCATCATGGCACCTGGCTTGCCATCGACTTCTTTGACAACAACCGTGGGCACAACGCCAATATTTACAATCTGGTCGACTATATAGGTTAGGCGCTCCCTCTTCCACTGCTCGCCAAGTGGGATATTCCCCTCTCTGAGGTCCATCTCACATTCGCCTTCGATGGGCTTGAAAATGGCCTTGGCCTCCTTGCCTTCCGGGGACTTGATGTCCAGGACCCGGACGACGTTGACATGCCCATTGCTTACGTTCTTCTTCCCGACCACGTCTGACTGGGCAAGCGCGATCTCCTGCGGGGACTTCGGAGTGTCCCTATCGATGATCTCCTTGAGGAGCTTCTTGGCCGCGATGCTCTTCTCCTCGGCTTCTGCCTTGGCCTCGGCCTGGCGCTTGGCCTTGACAGGATCCTTCCGGATGGCTTCCATCATCCCCACCAGGGCCCTGGGGCCAGCTTTCATCCACTCTTTAACATTCTTGCGGTCGTCAGCATTCTTCGGGTCGAAAGGCCGCTCATCCCCCTTGACCTTTCGAGCCTCCTCCAACATATTCTCGACGAACAGCTTCCGGTTGGCAACGACCTGCTCGCCGTAGTCCATCTTGTCCCAGCTCTTAGGGACATTCCCCCTCTTGGCCCTCCCTACACTGGCCTCGTGCTTCTCCTTGACAGGATCCTTCCGGACGGCTTCCATTATGTTCACCAGAGCTGTGGAGCCGGCGTTCATCCATAGCTTAACATTCTTGTGGTCCTCGGCGTTCTTCGGATCGAAGGGCTTCCCACCCCACTTAGCTCTCCGGGCTTCCATCATCTGCTCGACGAACAGCTTCCGATTGGCGACGATCTGTTCGCCGTAGTCCATCTTGTCCCATCCTTCAGGGATGGCTTCTCTCTCAGCCTTCGCAGCACTAGCCTCTGCCCTAGCCTTGGCTTCCGCCTTGGCCTCATCTTTAACCTCGCGCTTCTGCTTGGCCTCATTCACGAGCACTGGCTTGACTTTCGGCTCAGGTGCTACCAAACCGTGCTCGGCGGCCACTTTAACCATCATTGCCAGGTCCCAGCGAGACATCTTGCCCTTAATGTCTGCCGAGCCGAACATCGGGTGAGGGTTCTTGACGTTGATAGCGTGGGCGACGGCGGCTTTGAACGCTCCTGGATCTTCCTTGGCCCACTTCTCTAGGTGAACCTTAGCCCCAAGGTTTATCCTCGGCTTCTTGACAGCCCCACCAGCAACTACATTAGCCTTCTGTCCTCCACCCTGCGCTGAGGGCATGACTACCGGTAAACCTTTCGTCTTGGCCTCATCCACGACCTGCTTGGCCTTGGCCCCGCCCTGCTTACCGACATACTCCCATCCCTTCGCTCCTCCTACTTTGCGGAACCACTCGCCGTTTTTGTACATACGAACAGCCCCCATCGGGAGGCCTTTGGCTTTGACGAGATCAGCGTACTGGGACGGCTTGACGAACTTCACGATCTTCTGCTCTTACTTGCCTTTCTTGCTGGTCCAGGCGTGGACACGGTAACCGTAGCCGTGGTGAGGGATGTAGTCCTCCTCGGTACTGACATGTGCCTCAGGATACTTCTCGTGGAGCTGCTTGACAACAGCATCCACTTCCTCCCACGAGAGCGGACGGGTCTGCGAACCAACCGTCTTAAGGATGGTCGAGCCTTTGGGAATGGTGTACCCTAGCGACTGCTTCGTCTCGTCAGGATTCCCTTGGTAGTGCTCGTGCTTGACGTACTTTTCGTACTTCGAGACCCTGCCTCCACCGCCACCTTTGCCATCCGCGTAGGTATACTTGTAATGACCTGGCCCACCCTCCCTCTTAATATACCGAGCTTTCTGAAGATCCTCGAATGCCATGTACTCGTGATCGAGTTTCCCGATCATCCCCGCCTTGTAGAGTGGGCGAAGGAACTTGCGGTCTGGCTCGGACTTCTGGAGGTCCATTGTGATCCTGATTAGACCGCTGATAGCCTCCTGGATCTTCCACGTCGTGTCGTCGTCCATAGTCTTCAAGCCCTTCAGCTTGTCCAGAGCTGCGAAGACTATCGTCTTGATCTCTCCGTCAGGCATGACAGCCAGGCTTGTCTTAAGCATCTCGATCTTGGCCGCCACTTCGTCGTCAGTGAGCATAACAGCCATGTTCTTCAGCGTGTACAAGGCACTGTTGACTACCGAGGCGTAGCAGATCTTCTTCGGCGTGATAACCGTGGCTAGCGCCTCACCTCCTTTAATCAACTCGACGAGCTCCCCGGCATTCATCTTGGACTTGAGGAACGCTAGGTCAGAAGGCTCCATGGCCTTCTTGTACGAGATGCCAGCCTCAGAGGCAGCGATAGCTAAGGCCTGCTGCCTGTCTTTAACGATCTCGCCCGAACCAGAATGGAGCGTGCCGGCTTTGAACTCCCTCATGACTTTCTCGAACTTCGCGTCCTTGGCCTTCTTGGTCTTGGGCTTTGCCGGGCCCCCTGTGGCTGCCTTATTCAGTTTCATCGGGATCATCTCATCTTCCTCCTTCTCGGTGTTCTTCCCCACCCAACTTCTAATACAAGGTGATTTCTTTTCAACCTTGTTACATATCGAAATCTGGGTCAGTCTCAGACGTCTCTACATCAGTATGTACACGTGACTTGAACAGAGGTGTACAATCACTTACGGGTTTCTGGTCGCTCTTGATTAGATCTTTAAGTGCGCCTAGTGGTGCAGTGAAGTCCTCCCTAGTCTCTTCTACTGGTTCAAGCATGTTCTTCTCCTATACTAAGGCGTGGGAATGATGAGTTTACTGCATTCGTGCCTGTTTGAGTCACCAGGACTTTCTGCTTTTTCGTCTTCAAGCACCTCATCGGATGATCTCTCTCTCTCGCGTACGTCCAGCAAACTTCTTACGCCATGTACTCCAATCGTCGGACTGCGACTTGGCTACTTCTTCTTCCTGCTCGGCTTGACCCTCTTCACCTTCAGGACTTTCCTCTTCTTCCTGCTCGACACCACCTTCGCTGCTTCCAGACTCCTGCTCACCGAACATCTCATTACCAAACATGTTTTGCTGGGCTTCCTGCGCTTCTTTCTGTGCCGCAGCATTCTTCTCAGACATAACCATCTGCACGACCAGGGGGTTAAGGATAATGTTCGCCCAATCTTCCTTCCGCTCCTCCTTACCCTCTTTCTTGAGGATGTCGTTAATCGTTAGATCAGTTTGAAGACGAGCTTGCATGATCTGCGTTAACTTCATCTGATCTTTTACTTCCTGACCAGAAAAAGCAAAACGATATTTCTTGCCCCAACACGTTTTGCGCATGATCTTGTTCATGTGCTGAGAGATAAACATGAGGAGGCTATCTAGACCACGATCTTTCGATGCCTCAATCCTCGGCCCAATCTCATTAGCCCCAATAACAGACGTACTATCCTCGGCTTTGATCCCTAACTCAGCCATGTCAATGGCAAAAACGGCGCAGATAATCGAACTTAGAAACATCATCCCCCGATGATACTCCATCTCCTTGTTACTCGTACCAATCGCCTTGAAATCGAGGCCAACTCCATCCTTACCCGATGGAAGAATTGGCAATGCCCACTGACCCCCAGCACCTGACATTGCCGAATACCAATACTGCTGAATAGCCGTAACTCCTTTTGAGTCGATGTCTCCCATCACAGAAATAAATCCACGAGGTATCTTGTCCCTGACAAACTGATCGCGGAGATGATTGTAACCGAAGAGCAAAGTGGTAATGAGATCGATTGCCATTTCTGCGTCGGAGTAGCCATATCCCCGGAACCTGATGTCTACTCGCTTGTTTTTGTAATCGAATATCAAGTTGTTGTCATTAAACTCCTCAATCAACTTGTCGTCAATCACCTGGACAAATCTAATATCCTTCTTCGGATAGTCCTCCGACGTCCTTTTCAACGTAGCCCCATCTAACAAACGAAAGGCAGCAACATCGCCGCCTAGATTATACTGTAGTTCAGTCCCAATCTGGTCAATCGTTCCTATCTCGCGGACGAGCATCTGCAAGTAGTCACTAAAATCATCTTCTCTTTCGGACGAGTAAACAACCCCAGTCTGCTCGATAAACTCCCTAATCTGCTTTACTTCCTCATCATCCACATTCTCGTCAACAATAGGAACAACCCGAAAGCCCTTCTCCCCATCTTTAACCCTATCTTCTGACACGTAGACAGAGAAAGGAAGAACTTGATTTATCCGGGTCTTTACAATGGCATTTAACAGAGGAACGCGGTCTACAACGTTCCTGACCACAGCATAGTCAACTTTAAGCAAACGTTCGCGAATACCCCGCATTCCTCCCCTAAGCATCCAATTAACTACAGAGGGGTCAAGGATGTCACTTTCTAATTTCTTTAACTTGGCTTCGACATCAACGAGTTCTCGATGTTGTTTTTTTGCGTGTGAATTTTTTCTCATGCTAATACCCTCCTATACAATCAAGGCTCTCATTTTTGTGGAAGGCGCTTAACTACAAGTATATACCAAACTCGTTAGAATGTCAACAATTAGTTTGGATTTAAGTTCTTTTTTGGTGGTCGCTCGAAGTTCTTTTCTGCGAATATTTCTTACCACAAGAAAAGCATTTCCACAGTCCTTGCCCGTTCGTAAAAAGTTCTTGACCGCAGCTACATCGAGCGCAGGTACGAAAATAGTGGGCCGTACTATAATCATGTAGCAAAGGAAAGAGTGACCACAGATCTCTCGTAGCACCGCCCATCTCACAAATACTTCGCATTTGACCCTTCCTCCCTTCTAACTAGACAGCCTCCAATCCTGCACCGTGTCATATCAAAAGTCATTTTCTCCTCCTACTCAATCCTTACAAATAATTCCAAGCCACTAACGCTTGGATCGTCTCTTCGACACATATAAAGTTTTATAAGTGCATAAGCACTCGGAGACACATTGCTCCAGTTTGTGCCAACTCTTTCTTTAGATGCTCAATATCGCCGTTTGCATAAGTATAATCAAGTACGGCTTGCATCGATTCTCCTGCTTCTTCGACCATTATTGCGACGGCGTGTATTTTATCCTCTGGCCATTCAGGATGCTTTTTCTCTGCGGCCGCGAGTTCATCGAAGATCGAATCAATAATTGATCCCACTTTTGCATTACTCATATAGATTCGGTTGTACATCTTACACCTCCCCCCAACCCTCAAACCAAAGGTCCTCAATATCAGAAGCCTTAATATTCGCCCTAACATACAAATACTTCCCTGAACAAATAGCTTCTCGTAGCTTCTCCGGTAAATCGCGCAAAGGCAAGATGATTTTTCTATCCTTATACCGTCCTGGAATGATGAATGAGAAATTCGCCGCCTGTTTATTAACTTCTATAACGTAGACACATATCCTATACAAACGCTTTGGACCTTCGTCATAATCGAAAGGGACAAGTCGATCACAATCAACATTCAATTTCTTCATCGCATCTCGAACCATCCAGACAACAACTACGGCAACAAAGACCAAAACAAAAATCACTCCAAAGTTCCTAAGCATAGCACCCTCCTCCCTCTAAGACTCAGTTGATATCACTTTCTTAAATGTGAAGCATAGCACCCTTCGATAACTTCCATAATAAAACTACAACTTTCTCAAAGAGTCCAAAAATTGCTCAGGTGACTGCTGGGCCAGAGTGTTCAACTCAGCCTGAGACATTGCTTGCCCCCCACCTATCGGTGTCACAATCGCCTGCTGCGTGGGAGCTGCACCTTGCGCTGCCACCTGCGCGTAATAATCCAAGACTGATTCACTGGGGAGGAGTCTGCTTGCCTGGTTGCAATACGTCTCAGCGAGCATAAAGTGGTCCGGCGAGTTCTCCTCCCACGAATAGTAGGACTTCTCAGGGTTGTTCTCGTTCACAACCAGGACACGCGTTGAAGCCTGCATCTGCGACCAGTATCGACCCCCAACTAAGACCTCCGATCCTTCTGGGTTCATCAAAGCATGCGCCTCGATCGCTGCTTTCAAGCTGTCGATAGCTGCCGTCCGGTCCTCATTCAGGACTCTGTCTTCTCGATTGATGCGAAACTCAAGCAGGGCGTGCTGGAAACGGGAGGAGAAAATATTCTTGAACTCCCCCTTCAAAGAAGCGATGTTGTGAATCTCGGGGTCAGCGTCGATAACGCATACTCGAGGATTCCACTCCCTAATCATGTCCTTGAGCAAGGTGAAGCTGGGAAGCTCCGTAGCCAAGACCAGACGACGGTTCAAAATCCCATGCTCATCTCTGATCCTCTCGCGTATCACCACGGTCAGCACATCGCCGACGTCCACGCCCATGAACAACGGCCCGTGAACGGTGGTTCGATCAACTGGATATTGGTAAGGGATCTGGATGCCAGTGAGTAGACCGGAGGAGAACTTCGCACCTTCCGACGTGTAAGGAAGACCTAGGCGGGAATTGTAAAAGAACTCCTTCTTCAAAGGGTTCAGGAAGGACTCATCCCACACAGTAACAAGTTCTCGCATCGTCACCGTCGGGCTGACCGTCGGGGCGACGATCCGTCCTACCCACTCCCGCCCTGGATACTCCTCAACATACTCCCCCTTAGAAAAGCGATTGACTGGTCGGTTGCACTTCGGGCAAATCACTCGGGGCTCGTCAAACTCCCCGCACTTCTCGTCTCGGGGGATCCACTTCCTCTCCTCTACCTGCTTCATCACTGCCTCGAAGAAGCCGGGAAAGAAGCGATAATTGCAACCTTCACACTTGATCATCCAGTAGCCTTTCGTGCTCGTCTGGATCCGCCCATCAATACCCCTCCCCTCGATAGTTGGCGTCGAAATCTCCCGATGGAACTTATGTGGGCTGGCGGAATAGCGGTCTGGCAAAAGCAGAAGATTTCGCTGATTGCATCTATCTTTCTCGTCAACGAAGGCTGAGTCCACTGGAACCTCAACAAACTCATCTTCCACGTTAGAGCCGACATACAAGAGTTGCCCCTTACCAAACTGCTTCAGAGCAACTCGACTGGTTCCGGCTGCATCACTCATCATCCTTCCATAAGCTGGAACCCTGCGAATAACTGTATCCACGCGCGAGTTGACAAATCGATCTCGGCCTTTGTACTTCGGCAAGACGTACATGACGATATATCCGAGTTCTGCTGCTTCGTAGAACGAGCCGACGATAAACAACTCAGATAAGCCATGCTGGACAGGTTTCATCACTGCTAACTTATGAAACTTGAGGAAATCGCGATACAAAGAAGCTAAATACCATCGATCTTTGAAAGACATCCGATCACCGCGAATGTTTCTATGATAATTTGTTGCCCAGTACAATATTGGAGCTTTATCTTTCAAAAGCTCTTTCAAATCCACATCTTTCAAAGTAATTTGCTCAGCTAAATGTTGTACTTCATCCGGCATCTTCTACTCCTGCGAGGCACTCCCCAATAATCATGGAGTTACTTCTAAGTTCTCCCGAGTTACATTGGCTATCGGGAAAAACAGATCCAATCCCTACCTTAAATCGGCCTCTCCCAAATTCATCAAATCCAATAAAACGGCAAGGGCCGATAAGATCAAACGGATGATACCAGGTGTAATCATAGGGATTTATTCTCACCGAATTACTAATCACAATTTACTCCTTTGCATTTCTCGTCGATACATTCTCAGCCTGACCCCCAATCAAATGCACAACTGTCTCCATGTGAGGCCATTGGTTTTCATACAATCTTTCTCCTCTCGCAGATTATCTGTATACCTGACAACCGGCCTTTGTGGTTGTCAGGTCAAACTCGTTGTCAAATTCATATCCTTTTCATGTGATATAATTTAACTTCTTTTGCATCAGCAGTAGTCAACCCGTCTACCCCTACAAGCCTATCTATACAATCTGGAATTGTCATCCCTGTTTCATTACAGATTATTTCTACTGCATCTGCGATATGGACAATTCTAATTAATTTCTTTACGTGCATACATCCTCCACAATCCGAAGTCTTAGTAACAAGCGAAGTAGTTGTTCTACGCCCCGGCGCATTAATACATGTAAACCATGAGGCTTTCCAGATATTCCAAAACTGCCCCATACGGATAGTGTCGGAGAGTGGGTTCATACCAACACTTCGCATATATTTTTCAAATGCTTCAATACATTCTTTTTCAATTTCAATCCCATCTTCCATAACAACCTCTACCCAGGCCCATATAACATTTAGATAACCTGACAACGCGCAAGCATTGTCAGATTGATTCAGTTGTTAGACTCTCTTTACCTGCGAAACTCTCTCAAGTTCTTTGTCAGTACAATCCAACATAAGCTTTTTACCAAGTCGGCGAAGGGCTTTTGGTGCGCGTTCAGCGCCATTGGAGATAGACCGTACTCCATTCGGATTCGACTGTGACTTGCTCTTTCCGTGTGCCATATTTCTCTCCTTGCAAATTATCCGCCGTGATTGTCAGCCTAACATTGACTTGCAACTGCTACACGGCGTAGCAAATTCATCAAGTTTTGTCACTGTGGACATTTTGCATTGTCCTACACTGGTAGTTGTCGAGTTGAAATCTGTGTTGGATATGGCATGATCTTCAAACATCTTAAGAAGCGCTTGTTTTATTCCTATTCCATGCCTGCTCTTTTTAACACAAGCAGGGCTGCAATAAAAAAATATCTTTTCCCTGAAAATAGTTATTGTGACTTTTGCACCTTTTTCTGACTCTTTACCGCAAACTGTGCATTTCATCTTCTCCTCCTACGAAGAAACTCCGGTGGACTACTCAAGGACACTCTTAGAATCTTCAAAGCATTGATTCTCCTTGTCCATCTCAGCCAAGATCTGCATCTGCACCTCGTCGACGAACTGCTGAAAATACTCATCAATAGCCTTCCAGACAATCGGCACACCCTGAATCTGACTACGATTCTTAATGATATTTTGACGGCAGAAGATCCAGGCTTCCACGGCGATACTAAGAGAGTACTTCTTAATCACTTTCAAGCCAAGCTTGCGACTCCTGATAACGATTTGTTGTTTCCAGTCGTCAAAAAGCTTCATAATGATCTCCTCAGTAACCGGGGAGCAAATAACTTCTCCATCGGCGATGCCTTCATTAACACGGTACTCGTCAAAACGCTTCTTAGCCTCGGCAAAAACCTCGGAAGACAACGCGTAGATCGGCTGGAGAAGGTCTTTAATTGCCTCTTGGACCTTGAGCAATCGCTTCCTCGCTTGGTTCTTCTTCAAACTTTTCCTGTCCATTCTGTTCCTCCTGACCGTCTTTCTTGCCACACTTGTTTCATCTTAATAGAAATCTTGTCTTTGATTTCTTTAGATTGTGTCCTACCTACATGTTGCCCAGCATACTCAGGTAACTTTCGCCCTTTCATTTTTCTACGCTGTTGTTCTTTTTGTTCTTCGGTTCGTATCTTTCCTTTATTTGCAATCCCAATCTTTCTTCGTGTCTCATCAGATGTTATATGTCCCTTAAGAGATTTTGCTCTTTTCTGTACAACTTCATTGGGTTGTTTTCTTCCTCTCAAAATAGTACTCATTTTCTTTCCATATTCTTCGGGGTAAATACGTCCCTTATTTGCAACACTAATTTTCTGTCTTGTCTCAATGGATGTTATATGCCCTTCAAGAGCTGCTCCTATTTTTCTTTTCGTTTCTCCTGACAATTTATTTCCTGCTGTATTTCCATCTCCACCCATCGTCAAATTATAACCAAACTGCGGATCAAACGACTTATAGAACTGGATCCAGTACTTTTCCTTCTCGTTAAGTTCTTGTTTGGACTCAGCTTGATCAATCACTTGCCAGTCAAAGTTCCCGACGCCATACTTTCGAAGAGCATTATGAAAATAAACTCTACTCCCTCGCTTTGCATCATACAAATGATAATACTTACGCGCATTCAACGACATACATGTTTTCCCGATATAAAGCATACCAGTACAATAACAAATAACTTTATATATTATCATTATTTTCTACCTTGTCATTAACATCTGACTCTACAGGTTCCGGTTCTACTATTACTAAGTCCTCCAAAAGGGCCATCTCGTCTAGCCTGTCGCGCAGTTTCTTGATATCTAGACTCGTCTCAACCTTGGCTGCTGCCTTAGCCTCACCGCCCAATGCACTTGTGGAGGCTACGGCCCTGGCCTCCGCAGTCACCCTCAAGTTGAGGGTTCCTTCAACATCGACACCCAGGACATTCATAATTGTCTTCCTGATGACATCAGCATTCTTATCCGTGATATCCATATCTAAGAGCTCATACAACTTCTGGAAAGCTTTCGTCTCGAGAAGCTTCATCCTCTCCATCAAAACGAGATTCTGCTTCCGCCGAATAATTAAATAATACTTAAGAATCTTCGGGTTCTTCTTCCACTCGGCAATCCGTGTATCACTGACATGGAAAATCCTCCCCCAGTCAGCGTTCGTCCTGAACTCCGTAGCCCATCGGAAGGCAAACATCCGATGCTTCTCAGGAAGAAGAGGGAGCTCAGGGTCGTCTTGGGAGTAAACGGACGCGAAAATCTTCTCCATCTTCTCCCTGAAAACTGGTGTCGTATCCGGCGGCTGATCCAGCGGGGTCAAGTCTTTGCTCTCTGCCATCACACACCTTCGAGGTTCAACAACTTCAAGAGCCTTCTGGTCTTGGCAACGTCTAAAACGATGACTCCCTCCTTTACCCGATCATCCATAGTGAGGTTCACGAGGAACTCACACTGAGTATAGGTGTCTCCCTTGTCCGCGGAGAGCGATTTCATGATCGTGATCTCGAGCTCACCTCGGACATCAATCACGCGCGGAGGGCGATCAGGCTTCGCTTCAGCCTCCGACTTCGTCTGCTGAGACGACTCCTCCGGCTCCGGTGGAGCTTCCTGCTCCGGCAAGGAGGGCTTTTTCCCCGAGTTCAAGCGATCCACTGTCTCTTGATAGCTGTCCAACATATTTCTTCTCCAATGTAACGCACTTGTAAGCTGAGAGATCACGACCGGCATACTGGAGACCCTTTCGCTTCAGGTCGGTCTTGAGCCAGCGATGGAAAGCGTTAGCCTTCAAGGAAATCCGCTTCTTTTTCTTGCAGTTCATCGACTTGTTAACCTTCGCCGCAACCTTTATCCCCTTAACATCCACCTTCCGGCAGAGCTCAGAATCAACGAAGTATGCCCCAGCCAGGCAGAAGGGAGCAACGCCTTTCACGACCATCAAGTAGGCACACTTGTTACAGACGACTTTCGCTTTCATCCTTCACCTCGCATTTATGATTCGGAGCGCATAGGCATCCGTCTCGTCTGGGATCGTTTTGACGTCCCCATGATTGTAGTAGCAGAGCGCCAAGTACCAAGTACCAAATCGTCTGTGTAGCGCTGCCAAATACGTCAACGCCACTTCTGCATTGTCCCTCGGATCATAAATGTCAAATGAATACTTTCGATGCCAATAGGTATCCAACAACCATTCAATATTTGAAGGTCGGTCGTACAACTGGAACAGACCTCGCGAAGAGTAACCTTCTATCGTAAGCTTACTAACAGCTGTCGGGATTCTATCTGATTCCTCGATCATCAACTGCCTCGTCACTGAAGCCGGTATCCCCTTGCTCAAACCGTAGTTGATAACCCACTGCTCAGTCTCGGCATCAATGGTCTGCCCCCAGGCAAAGAAAGCTACAAACAAAAGAAGAGGAAGGAGAAGCTTACGAAGGAGCTTCGCGGGGGTTTGTACCTTTCGGTTTTGTTCCGCGGAACTTGAGGTGAACGCTTCCGTGGGTCGTACAACGCGCCTCATACCCAGCACTTCGTTTACTTCTCCTTCCCCAATTTACCCAGTTCTATTTCTAGCCAAGTACACGATCACTTCAAGCCCCTTAATAAGTTCTCAAAGGAAGTCCACTCAAGAATAACAATCGGCTCCATCAAAGCTTTTCGTTTATGCACAATCATCCAAGAAGTGCCGTCCTTCTGGTTGGCCCTAACCTGCTCGATAGTCTTTATCAGCTCAAAGGTCTCAGCCGACTTGCACTCGACTGTGAACGGGAACTTTTTCTGTGCCTCGATCGTGCGCAGAACGATGTCACTTCCAGATTGACCCATCTCGCGCGAGTGGACCGGGCAGAGATCATCCGACTGGACGAACTTCACGCCCAGGATGACACCAATCTTCTCGCAGACCCAGTATTGAAGACCTCGTCCTTTGCTCTTAGCCGACTGGACTGTGATCTTCTTCGTCGCCCTGACCATCCGCTTGTACAGGACTTCGACTTCCTTCGGCATCAGTTCGGACTTGAAGCAATCATCGATGATGTTGATGAGGGTGTGGAGTTCTTTGTTACTGAGGCTGGTCGGCATGCTCCCTCCTCGCCACTTCTTTAGATATGGATTCCATAAAGAGATCCATCCCCATCATCGTAAAGTAGTCCAAGGTCCTTGGATCAATCTGCGAGGACTCTCTCATCGCTCGGAGTACGTCCGGCGATTTCACCTTGTGGGCCAGGCCGTGGATATAAGCAATCCACGTCTTATAAAGCTCCCGCTCATCGACGCCAAAGTCCTGAATCATTCGGCGTACTTCTTCGGGCGATCTGACTTGACTGCATCCTCGATCAATTCCCACTTAGTCTTGACCCTCTCGCTAAGTTCGGCTTGCTTACCGTTTGCCTCGATCCAGTTAATTAGCTCGCCGCGGCGCATTGACACTCCGAACTCAGCCTCGAACTGCTCCTTCAGACCTGCTTCACCGACGATCCATTCGGTGATCTTCCGAACACCTTCTAAATTATATTGCTTTTTGGCGATCTTAAAAAGCTCTTCTTTTTCCGAGCCTTGGACTTTGATGAACTCAACGAGCGCCTTCGGAGTCACCTCCTTCGCGTTCTCCGACCACTGAAGTGACTCTGACGACGAGCGCATCTCGCCTTTGTCGGTTCTGAGGTCGTAGAGGAAGTCGAGGTTTGAGCCGACGTTGTCCAGCCCGTAGTCGAAGAGTAGGGTGAAAAAGCAATTGCGGAACGGTCTAGGGGTCTTCGACTTCTTAGTCATCGCCTTGACTACTACGCCTACAACTCGGTCCTTACGAATGACCTTCTGCGCCGTCGAGAGCCAGAGGGCGGTGTGGGCATAGAAGTCAAGAGCACGACCGCCGGAACGGGTTTGCTCATTGAACATCGAATCGATCTTGTCCCGGACCTGAGAGACTACAACCAGGAGGACCTTCTTGTCCTCCGTCATAGCCGTGAGCTCCTTGAAGAACTCCTGAGAGAGAAACTTCGCGGACTCCATCTGATAAGAGCCCTTGACTGCAGCGGCACCTTTCGACTTGAAGGTCTTAAACCGCTCCTCCGCCCGGTCATGTATTTGCTGAGACGAAAGGCCGTCCAGAGTGTCCAAAACATAGATCCCGACCTCGTCGTCTTCTAGCGTTCCGAGGAATTCGCGGAAGTTGCAGGACCACTCCTCAACTGTCCTCGACTTGACTCTCTTGTCCTCGTCGGGGATGATCTTGAAACCGTAAAGAGCTTCGGTGTCAAAGGTGAACCCAGACTCCGCGTCGTCGTATATCAACTTAAGCTTATCCTTCCACTTATGGTATGCAGCGGCGATGAGCTCGCAGGTCAGAAAGGTCTTTCCACTCGACTTGTCACCGACAATGTTAATCACCCTACCAGCAGGGTAGCCAAACCTCTGCCCGCCACCGACCACCAGGTCGAGGAGGTCTGATCCAGTCGAGAAGGTTTCTTCATTCATCGAGGGGTATTCTCTCCTTCACTCTTCGTCGACGCTCGTATGAGAGCTCACTGACATAGATTGTCTTCTTCGGCCCCACCTTGATTGTCTCAACGCCCCAGTCCTTGATCCGCTGATAGACAATGGATAAGTTAAGGTTCACTTTCTTCGCCAACTCAGCGACAGACAAATACCCGGGTGGGGCCTGAAGGTTCTTCTGCATCAAGAACTTGCTTAAACCCGCCCGACTGAACTGCCAGTGGTACCCATCGAGTGATTTCGTCATAAAGCCGAACCGGAGGCCCTGGTAATAGAGGGCAGCCGAGGACGTCGACCACCCCCTGAAACGACAGAAGCGGAGTGCATCTGCCGTTGTCAAGACCTCCTTGTCAGGGAAGTCAGATCCTTTCACTTCTTCGCCTTCTTCGTCGCTTCGAGGGCGTCTCCGCATCGGTCCCAGACCTTGCACTTCGAGCACTCAGGCTTCTTGTCCCAATCATCCGGGAACTTGTAGCCGGCCGGGCAGGTGTCACCCTTCGGCTCGTCCTTCGGCTTCTCCTCCCTAGGCTCGTCCCTGCGGCGATCTTGGTCGCGGTCGCGCTCCCTGGGCCGATCGTCGTCCCTGCTCGGCCTGTGGTCATCCTCCCGATCGCTCCCGCGCTCGCGATCATCGTCCCGGTTGGACCTGTTAGGCCGCTCGTCCTGCTCCTCGCCCCTGCCTCGACCAGACTCGCCGCGCTCTTCCTCTTCCTCATCATCATCCTGCCCGTAGACGGCACTCTGCATGTCGTCGTAGGACATGACAGTCAACGCCTCGTCCAGGGAGATAACCTCGCTCTGGATATCGCGGGGGAGAGACTCGTCGCGGGTCTCGAACGAGAAGGACTTGAACTCCAAATACTCGTTCTGGCCGAGCTTGGTCATCGCCCCACGGAAGGAGATGACTTTCCCGTTCTCAACGCCGAGGTCCACACGGCCGTTTTCATCCTTACGGAGGAAGTCGACTGCGAAATCGACAGGCTCACCGCCGACACCGGAGGCAATGGCTTCCTCGATGAGCTCGTGCTCGAAGAGGTAATGAGAGGTGGAGAAGATCATCACGCCCTTCTCAGGCGAACGGGCGTCAAGAACGTTGTAAACAACACGCCTGGAAGCCTTGGCGGCCTTATACTCCTCCTCCTTCACGGCCTGTCGATACTCCTCGGCGAGCTCGCAACACGGGCAAGGCTTGTTGTAGTTCTTCTTCAGACAGACAAAGTCTTGGTCTCCACCGCCAAATCGTTGATGAACCCAGACGTCCATCACATAGTCATAGTCGCCGATCTTCCAGCGACCCTTGGCGACGAGGGGGTGCTTCTTCGTCTTGATCGGGAACGATAGGATGATGAGACGGTTCCTCGCCTCCTTAGCCTTGTAAAACTTGGTCTCGGAAGGGAAGCTGAATGGGCCGTTGCTGCCCCCTGAGTCCTTCGTCCTAGCCGACTCTGCATACCTGTTCTTGAGACTGCTGCTAGAGGTCTTCATTTCTTCTCCTCTCCTTCTTTTCTGTTGTTGAGGTTGCCCCTGAGACGTTCCGAAGCCTCATCCGCGCCCGTCCGAGGTGTCCCGGCGTCGGACATGTAGTACCCCCTGGACCAGAGCACGACAAGGTTGTCGAGCCCCGACTTCTTGTGCCCCATCGAGTTGACGATGCCCTCGATACGGTACTTCCACTTCTTCGCCTTCCGAAGCTTCTCCTTAGCCTTATCGACCTCGTCGTCCTTAGCCACCAGAGCCTTGATTGTCGAGTCAGTGACCTTGACTCCTTCAGGCGGACTGTCCCGGAGCTTCATCTCGACCACACCCAGGACCTTGTCGAGTGCGTCGTCGGCTTCGTCCTCGGAGTCTTTCGCTTCGGCGAGGAGATCGGAATAGTAAAGGTACAAGGTCGACTGACGAGCACACTCCTCGTCGAGCTTGTACTTATTGATGCGAACGTCTCGCTGAACACTCTCGAGCTCGGCGAGGAGCTTCTCTTCCTGACTGTCCATGATCACTCCTTCAACTTATTATTGGTCTTCACCGCCCCAAGTTTGAAAATTACTTGAAGACCAACGGACTGTATGTCGCAGCGCCAATGGTGTCAACGCCTTCCACCTTCTTCACCGTGGCAACGACTTTGTAAGTGAGGGGTGTGAACACAATCTCGATTCCACACTTGAATACCCACTGCCAAAAGATCATCATCAGTACTGCCCCGAACGGCATAGTCCCAAAGAAACCGATGATAACAAATAGTATAGAATCAAGGCCTTCGCCCACGATGGTCGAGCCGATCGTCCTCATCCAGAGGTGTTTGTGATTCGGATCCCACTTGATCATCCACTCCTTCATCCTTGCCAAGACGTAGGAGTTCATGAACTCACCAACCCAGTATGCTATCAGGGAGGCGAGGACAATCCTCGGAACAGAGCCGAGCACAGTGACGAGCGCTTCCTGGTTCTTCCAGAACACAGGCGCCGGCAGAGAGATAGCCAACCAAAAGGCAAGGACCATCAGGATGTTGGCCGCAAAGCCGAGCCAGATCATCCGCCTAGACCTCGCATAGCCGTAGACCTCCGTGAGCACATCGCCGAAAATGTAGGACAGGGGAAATAGGAAGACTGCGGCGGTTAGGACTATAGGCCCCACCGCAATCAGCTTGACAGCGATGATGTTCGACAGGAGCAGAAGCGCGACGAAGGCGGCGAGAAAAACGTCGTAGAGCTTAAAGCCCTTCGCGCCGATCTTGTCGACTTCCTTGAAACTCTTCATTAAGTCCATTCAAAAACCTCCTTACTACCCTCTCCCGAGGGTCATACTCTGATAAGCCGCTAGTGTCAACCCTGCCTTCCCAGAATCGTAGAAGGGCTGGGAGAAGCACTCGACAATCAACGCTGCCCTCGAGTTCTCCCTCCCTTGTAAGAGAATCGAGTTAGCATACCCCAGCACCTGGTAACGGATCTTCTCGAAATCTGACTCCTCCTCATAGACGCCCTTGAGAGTATCCGCTACATCCCCCCAGGTTCCGTCTTTCTTCATGAGTGCCCGACAGAGGTCGAGCGTTTTCCCCTCCTCCATCTCGAGGTCCGACGGATTCGAGCGGAGGAGCTTGAGAGCTTGTTCCTTATCGAGCTTCGCCACCTTCTCCAGGGCGACGAGTGCGGCTCGGGCGGAGCCTTGGCAGGCGTCGACGATCTCCTCGGACACCTCCGGGAGCAGCTCGATGTTCTCCTCTCGGACTGTCCGCTTCAGGAGGAGGGAGATGTATCGGGGTTCCAAGGACGAGAACTGGATCTCCGAGCACCGCGTCTTGATCGGCTTGATCAGCTTCTCGGGGTTCGTGGTGCAGAGGAAGAAGTAGACGTGCTCCGGCGTGTCCTCGAGGGGCTTCAACATCGCGTTCTGGAAGTCCTTCGACGTCATATGCACCTCGTCGATGATCCAGACCCAGATCTTCCCTTGAAAGGGGAAGGACTGCATCTGCGAGATGATTCCTCGAGCGGTGTCGATGCCTCTGTTGTTCGCCGAGTTGACCTCGATCAGGGCAAGGTCATCGACGCCGAGCTTCTTCGCGAAGATGCGCGCCGCCGTGGTCTTCCCGCACCCGCTAGGCCCGGTGAACAGGAAGGCGTGAGAACGTTCTGGGTTGGCCAGAGCGTCGTTGAGGGTCTGGATGACCTCCTTGTTGCCGAGCATGTCCTCGAAATTCTGCGGCCTGTACTTGTGATAAAGACCCATACATATCCTCCTTACCAATCTCGATTTTCTACGGACCGCCGAATGTTAACGATCGCCTTCCTCTGCCCAGGCGTGACTGACTTGTTCTCCACGATGTGGTCACGGATGCCCTGGATTGTGTCTGAGGCGAAGTCATAATCGTCGTCGAAGAGCATCTTGTCACACTGGTCGAGAATGGTTCTCCACTCTTCCTCTTCGGCCTGGTGCTCATCGACGGCTTCTTGCAACCGCTTGTTCATTCTCTGCCTCCTCCAAGATACCCACATCCGTTCATCACGGCCCAGGTCCCGTCTACTTCGCTCCGCTCCTTCTCGAGGAGCAGGGGGACGATGATCCACTTCCAATCCTGCGCCACCTTCTCCATACCATGGTAGCGGACTGTCTCATCCAGCCAAGCCTCGTCGTCAGGATTCACGTCGAAGAGCATCGAGTCATGGATCTCCATGATCGGCAAGATGTCCTTCTTCTCGTCGACGATCCTCTGCGACACCTCGGACAAGGTCTTGAGCTTGACGTGTGAGGCTGGGCCCTGAACCGGGTAGTTCACGACTTGCATGAACGACATCGGCCCGTAGCAGCGGAACCCGGTGACTTGCTCAATATACCCCTTCTTTTCGTAGGACTTGAACAAATCACGGCGGTTCTTGTCGTAGATGGGGTAGCGCACACCCCAATAGTCCTTCTCGTAGGCAATCATCCTCTTAGTAAAGCCTTCGAGGTCCTTGATGCCAATGTGTACCCTGAGATGACGCTTGATGTCGTCTGGGAGCTGCTCCCACATCCCTGCCGCAGCTGACTTACCAGACGAGCCGTAGACTGAAGGGAAGACGAAGCCGTTCTTGGACGCCTGCCGCACCTGCTTGGCGATCTTCTTCTCGATCCCCTCCCAAGGCATCCCATACTCGTCAGTCAGGTACAGAATCTCGATCGCTGTATCGCGGTGCATGTCCTTCGACGTGTCCCGGCAATAGGAGAGCCAGTTGGGGTCCCGGAAGACGCAGCCCGCGATCGAGACCTCCAGAGCCTTGTAGTCATACTCGATGATCCGATGACCCGGCCGCGGACGGATGATCGAGCGGATCAAGTTCTTGACCTGCTCGTCTCGCTTTGGCACGTTCTGGAGGTTGGGGTCGAAGGAGGAGGAGCGGAAGGTATCCACGTTGCCCAGACCAAAGTTGGCATGGAGCAGGCCATTCATCACCTCCCGCTCGTACTGACCCAGGTAGGTCGTCAAGACCTTCGACCAATGGCGGTAGTCGACAATATCATGAACCATCGGAATATCCGCGTCGATCTTCTCCAGAGCTTCCTCGTCAGTACTGGCCTTGTCCAACCCAGTCTTCTTCTTGACCTCGATGCCCATGATGTCGTACAGGAGGTGGGAGAGTTGGGGGCCTGACTTGAAGTTGAACGCCGTCAGGCCATCCCACTTCTTGACCTCGGGACTGGAGTCGATTCGGTCCTTGATGCACTCGAGGCGCCTGGTGATCTTGGTCTTCACCGACTTGAGTTCGTCCATGTCGACGCAGACGCCATTCTGCTGCATCCGTGCCAAGCTGCCCACGGACTCGAAGAAGAAAGCTGCGCCACGGCCGGTGTGGGGATCTTTCTTGAACGTCTCGTACTGATCGAGGAAGATCTTGTAGGTGAAAAAGGAATCTTCGGCACCATACCGTAGGAGCTTCTTCTGGTCAGCCTCGTCAATCCGGTTGAATGAGTTGCAGGAGTCGTTGTCCTCTCCCTGCTTCTTGGTCTCGATGTAGTAGTCAACGTCCTGGTCGTATCCCAGGACGCCGAACTTCGTGTAGACGAGGAACTTCAATCCGCACGACCGCTTGTTGTCGATGATGTGCGCGCCGAGCATAGTGTCCCAGCGGCACTTCATGTCCAACTTCGTGCCCAGGATCTCCATCGACCACATCTCCTCGAAGGACATGTGGTGCGCGATGACCCCAGTATGATTCTCGTCGCACGACTGAAGGAGCTTGGCCCACCACTTCCCCGTCTCCATGGTGTTCTTGAACGCTCGGGTCTTGACCCCATCGCAGAAGGAGACCACTCGAATCCCGTGTCCCGCCCTGTGGGGCTTCAGGCCAGTGGTCTCGTAGTCGAAGGTGAGCCATCGGGGCTGCTCGGCCATCTCGGCCTTGATCCACTCGATTGCTGTCGCCTCGTCGTCTGTCGTCTGGATATCGCCATAGTCGAGGGTGGGCACGGGCTCATCGGCCAAGTCGATAATACGCTGGAGCTGTCGCCGGTACATCGCGGCGAGGACTTTGTCCTCCTGCTCCTCCCGATCTCTCCTGCCTTCATTCTGGAGGCGGAGGAGGTAGGAGGGGTGGTAGAGCGGGCAGATCCATCGCCCGGTTTCTTGGTCGGGGATTGTCATTCCCACCCAACTACTATACGGCACATTTTTAATTCTGCCTACCAGCCTAGGCCCCAGGTAGGAGTCGAAGGCCGGCTGGCCAATCAAGACAACGACTTTCGGCTGGTAGACCTCGATCGTGTTCAGGAGGTTTTCTCGGCAGATCCGAAGCTCCTTGGGCGTCGGCGTGCGGTTGTCCGGCGGCCGGCAGATCACTGCGTTTGTCTTCCAGAAGTCACGATCCAGGTCAGCCCCGAGGTCTTCTAGTGCTGTCCTCAGGTAGTGGCCCGACTTGCCGATCAGCTGGATCCCCTCCTCATCTTCTGTCTTCCCCGGAGCTTCTGCGACGATAAGGATGCCTTTCTCGCCTTTGCCCGTTGGGGGCATCTTTGGCGACTGGCAGGTCTTGTACAACCCGCAATCCTCGCAGGTCTCATTCTCCTTCTTGGTCAGGTTGGAGGACCTGCGAGGGGGGCCGGAACGAGAAGAACTCGGCCTGGAGGTCTTGGTCACTTCCAGGCCGAGCTGCTCGAAGAAGCCTTGTTTCATTCCTTGCCCTCGGTGTACGCGGCCAGGAAACACTTGCAGTTATCGCCGATGAAGACGAGGCGCTTCAGACCCTCGGTCGACTTGATGGCGAAGGTCCTCGACTTCTCGAGCGCATACAAGGCGGCGGACGACTCGAGAAACACCGTGATCGGCTGATCGAGGCCAGCAGGTATCTCCTCCCAATCGAGCTTCTCGTCGTACTTTCCAGTCGCACGCTCGGACGACGCTTCGATGAACTCCTTGTCGAAGACCATCTTGATAACCGCCAGGCCAGACATCTCGGAGGAGAGGACCGACGCGCGGCCAATCATCGACTTGAAGCTCGTAGGCAGCTTGCCCTTCGGGTCTTCCTCGGTGGGAGTGATCTGCTCGATCATCGCCGTGATCTTGTCAAGCGGGTAATCAACGTCCATCTTCCTTCGCCCAGAGACAATAGTTCCATCGCCGAGCTTGACGAACACTCGCTGGTCGGACTGGGCCAGCTGGACAAAGTCCTGGAACTTGAGGAGCTCGGTGACGACCTTCTCCTCGAGGAGGAAATCGCCGGCCGTCTCCTTCATCTCGAAGTAGTTTACCCTCTTGGAATCGACCGAGAGAGCAAGCTTCCCCTTCACCCTGACGCCTTCGAGATTGTACTCGCGGACGCCGAGGAGGCAGAAGGAGAGGGCGTCGCGGAAGTCGTCAGGCATCGGGTACCAGACGAGCGACTCGAGGGCCATGTTATCGACCTGCTTGAGGACGGACTCTTCGAGAAAGGTGAATAGAGCCTTAGACCGACCACTACAAACCTCCAGCCCGTTGTCGAGGACATTGATATCAACTTTCTCCATCGTGTACTTGGACAAGAGGGAAAAGAACTCAGTGGCCCGGATCGACCCCTTGAGAAACTTGAACTCGTCCCCCAGGTGGATCGACAAGGCGACGAAGTCCTTGAAGGTGTGGACATAGCCGTCCTTGAAGGAGAAAGCATTATTCAAAAACTCTCCTTTCTCCGAGCCCACGATCGCGTTCTGAAGCGATTGAAGTAGCCGCTCCCTATTCACTTCCATTGTTCACTCCTTGTTCTTGTACTGCTTTGTACTCGTGGACCTTCTTCAAGAAGTCCCTGAGGTCTTTTTGGTAATAGTAAGACCTGAGGACATGAAGCTCCTGGATGTCTTTGATCGGCTCCAAGTACTCTGGCTTCAAGTTGTAGAACCCTGCATAGTAGACACGCATCACTTCTCCTTGATCTCGTAGTAAGCACCCTCGACCGTGATGTCTAGAGGTACTCCGTTTCGGATGGCGAGGAGTTTGATGTTCCCTTTCTGCTCCTTCAAAAACTCGTTCGCAGCCTCCATGTCAGCCGGGCGAGGAAAGTCCGTCCGAGCGAGAGTCGCCTCAATACCACCGAAACCATTGTCCTTGAGGGCGAGGTCCATCCTTGTCAGAATCGCATCCACCACTTCCTCGCCTAAGCCAGTGTTAAGTTCGACGTCGCGATAGAAGTCGCGGCACTGTTCGCTTCGATAGACCATTCTCTCCCTCCTATGTAAAGTTGAAGCCTTGAACCAGAAGCTCCTTACCCTTGTACCGGCGGTGCGGGAAGGGGTCGATCCGGGCTAGGAAGTCCTCGAAGAACATGATGTTCAGGAGCTCCCGCTGCTTGTGCGAGTTGACAAGTCCCTCCTCAATAATCTTCTCCTTGCCATCTTCCATGACAGACTTGCCCATCTTAAAGCCCTTGGAAGCGATGTACTCGTAGACCTTGTCCTTCTCCTGGGTGGAGAGGAAGTCAAACCTCCGCATGACGATCTCCCTCGTCGAGCCGCGGACCGTGATCTTCGTCGCCAAGGGCGTGCGACTGTAGATGAACTCCCCCTTCATGTTCCAGGCGGGTACGAAGATACCGCCATACCCAGCGCAGAGGCGCCAAGTCAAGGAATCCACTGAGAACCAAGGGTAGCGGTACATGAAACCGACGCCCGTGACAGCAAACCCATGAGTCTTGACCAAAGGATAGCCACAGTCGTCAGTCGTGTACATCATACACTCGTCCAGCCACCGCTTCTTGCTCGGCTGAGTAGAATCGTTGGCGGGGGAAAGGCCAATGTAAGGGATCTCCTTGACCATCTTTTTCAACCACTTCCAGTCCTCGTGCTGATGGAAAACGTGGATCAGACGGTCTTTCTCAATCCCCTTAGACAGCATGTACTCGTAGTTCGCATACCCCTTCGCCGCTGAGGCCTCGATCTCCTCGCGCGTCGGCTTCCGTCCCCACTCGCCAGGAATGCAGTCGAGATTAACGTAGTACTCGAAGTCATCCTTGTGCTCCTTGATGAACGCGATGTAAGCGTCCAAATCGACTGACGAGTGCTTCGTCCACGCGGAGAATGCTCCCGAATCCAGAAGCATACTTAGCTGCATGTACTCTCCTTCTTTCCTTCTACTACGCTCTTCGGGATGAACTTTCCAATTCGTCCGACCAGCTCCTGGCGCAGATCCTCAGCGGATCCAGGGCCGATGATGAGCATAGGCTCCTTTACTCCGCACTTTACTGCGCTCATCTATGCCAGGTTGATCCGGTCGAGCATCAGCATGGATAACATCATATCTCATCCGTCCCGATGTCGACAGTCGTCATGATCCCCCCTCGGACAGCGACATCCAGGATGACACGCAGAAGCTGCGGATTCACCTGCGCGTTGAACTGGTCGTAGATCCTCGACGCCAGATGCTCGTGGGAGATGGGGAGCTCTGCGTAGTCAAGGAAGTAATACTTCAGCGACTTGAGCTCTGGAATCTTCTCCCCGGGGACGTAGCGAATCTTGATCTTGTAGACGTCAGGGAGGAAGGTCACAGGGCAGAGGCCTATGAGCTCTGCCGATGCGTATTCCACGACCTCAGGCTTACCAAGATAGGGGATAAGTGTAAGCTTCTCGTGTGGGAGCTCGACCTCCATCGCGCCCTGGATCCTCTTCCTGAACTCATCCTCGCCAGCTGACTCCATCTTGGCCAGCGGGACCCATTTCTTGATCTCATCGAGTGTGGTCTTCATCTACTTGCTCCTTGTTCTTACTGACTTTCGGAATAGAAAACACCTTTAATCCAACATGATCACAACAAATAGTTGTGTCTACATACACATGCTCCTTCAAAGATCTCCACTTATTACACACGGCAAGATCTTCTCCCACTAATTCACCCTTGTCGTCGATAGTAACTTCGTACACCATTCGTGACACCTCAAGTCCGTTTTTGTATGGACTTGACATATTCCACAACTTGTTCAGCGCGAAAGACGTGAGTCGAACCATACCCCCCACACCATCTACCTCCAACAAACCTGATTCTTGGGGGATAGCATTTTCGTGGGCGTAAATTGTTAGTACTACTTCATCAATTTTCTGTCGACAAAGAGCTCCAACAAAATGGACGTCATGTGCCATCAACCGCCAGAAATCAGCAGGAGCCCACCCCATGTCAGAATCGATCATGACCAAATCGTCCACCTGTGCACGCATTGCTAAACTAAACAAGTAGTTCCGCGCGCGCTGAACCAACGCATCCCCAGGGACGAAAACAGGAAACACATAAGTGTCCACAGGACTTGTCCTGATCGTATTGATTAACGCGTCGACATATCGAACATCAAGACGTCCGTCATATGTGGGAGTTCCGATCATAACCTTTCTCGTAAGTTTCTCCATGAAATCTACTCCTTCTTCTTTGCCAGGACGGCAAGGTTGACATCGCCACAGTAGCAGTCGTTGCAGAGGAAGATCTCCACACCAAGCTCGGCGTGCTCCTTGTCGTCCATGGCTACCGAAACTACGTCCGGCTTCGAGGTCATCACCTCCGCCAGACCCAGGTGACCACCGAACATCTGGCTGAGGCCCAGCGTCTCCCTCGCTGCCTGCTGACTGACGACAGCGGGCGAATATCTGACGACGTGGAAGATCGGATTGATCGGTCCCCCACACTTGTCGCACGGACGCAATTCTGACAGCTTCATAGCCAAGCCTCGTAAACCGTGTTGTCGAAGCCCGCAAGAGCCTCCCTTCGTTCAGTGCATGCACCACACTTGCCGCAATGGCGAACGCGACCCTTATAGCAAGTCCAAGTATCATTCCCGTAATCAATACCCAGATCATGGCCGATGAGGCCGATATCACGCTTGGTCTTGTATGTATAAGGGGCCTCAAGGACAATCCTTGCGTAGGTCCCATACTTCATCGCGTTAGCCATCGGCTCGATAAACGTGTCCCGGCAGTCCGGGTAGATAGCATGGTCACCAGCGTGGTTGGCGATCAGGACGGACTTGCACCCGCAGGACTCCGCGATGCCACAGGCGATCGAGAGCATAATCCCATTCCTGAACGGGACGACAGTGAGCTTCTGGTTCTCGTCCTCATAATGCCCTTCGGGAATGTCACCACCCCCATAAAGCAAGTTGGACTTGAGATCAGGAAGGAGGCTGGACAGGTCGATAAGCGACCAGCTTATTCCCAGCTTCTCACAGTTGCACCGCGCGAAGTCGAGCTCCTTCTTGTGCTTCTGCCCATACCAGAAGGACAGTGCTCGCTTAATGTTGTCCTTCTGCTCGTAGAGGAGAGTGATCGAATCCATGCCCCCACTCGTCACGATAAGCTTATCTCGCATTTCTTCCTCCTAGTAATAAGGGCCAGGAATTCTTCCCAGACCGTTTCTTCCTCGTTTCAATCCACGTTCTCATCTGAGAACGACTAGCCCTTCGTCAAAGACAAGAACTCCGCTTGAACTTCTGGTTCCTCGAAGCAGCCCCGGATTGCCGAGGTCACTGTCTTGGCTTGAACCTGCTTAGCACCCCGCATCTTCATGCAGTAGTGCGTTCCCTCGACCCAGACGCCTACACCCAAGGCCTCGACGCCTTTGAAGAGTTCCTCTGCAATCTCCTCAGTAAAGGTCTCCTGAAGGACTGGACGCTTGGCCAAGACCTCAGCCAGGCGGGACAGCTTCGAGATCCCTAGGACCTTCCCGTTCGAGATGTAGGCGACAGTGATGTCGTACTCGACGGGCAAGAAGTGGTGAGGACACATCGAGAAGGCCTTGACGTCCTTCACGACGATCATCTCCTTCACCTCAGCAGGGAAGGAGGTTCCGAGGATCCGCTGAACCTGCTTGTCCGTGTCCTTCACGCCGCGGAAGATCTCCGCGTACGCCCTGGCCACTCTCCTCGGCGTGTCCTTAAAATTGACGTCCTCCAGGTCCAGGCCGAAGGCATCATGGAGACCTTCGAGGATCGTCGTCATCCCTTTCTCGATCTTCGCCACGCCTACGAACTCCGACTGGAGGGACTGCTTGGCCGCGAGGTATCGCTCTTCGCACTTCACGCAGAGAGTCAAATCTCCTTCCTCGGAGTTGCCGCCAGTCAAGGCAGCTCCGCACCGCTGGCACCTCTCTTCCATCACTGTACCTCCTCCATTTTTCATTCTCCGTGTCTCCCATATATTTTCCATCTCTTTAGTTGGGCAAGTCGCATATTTTCCCTAGTTTTCTCTGAAATCTTGCACCCCACAACCTTTCTACACAACCACAAAACTCAGGAATATCCTGCCCAGTCCTCATACTTCACCTTACACCAATCAACTTGTGAATCTGAAGGGAGAGTCGCCAGCGCGGATCGGCCTTGATGTACTCGACCGTCGCCTCGACGTTGGAACCCTCCGGTGTGGAGCAGGGTTGGAGGAAGCGATGCTTGAAGTAGACCTTGTCTGAGGACTCTAGGTACTGCTCGAGTTCCTCCTTGGACTGACCGGTGTAGACGACCTTGATCTCATCGCCGATCTTCTGCTTCCACTCCGGTCCCTTGGGGCTGACTGTAAGCCAATCCACTTCCGAGGGATCGACCTCGAAGTCGCCGTTCGTCTCGAGATGAACCTCGTACCCCGCGGCCGCGAAAGCGAGGGAGAGATCGTGAAAACCTTCCAACTGTGTCATCGGCTCACCGCCAGTCACGACTACCCTTCGTGCCGATCCGAGACTCATCACCTTCTGGAGAATGTCCTTGACAGACATCGTGGAGAAGAAGTTGTGCTGGGTGTCGCAGAACGAGCAAAAACGATTGCATCCAGAGAAGCGAACGAACACCGCTGGGATCCCTGCCCAGTAACCCTCACCTTGCAAACTATAAAATATCTCTGAAATCTTCATCTTGATGCCAATACTAGTCTCGATCGGGTTCATATACTACCTTATTCCCTTCAGTCTCCTCGACCTCAATCCTGGCGCAGTGTGGAATCTCCTCGTAGAGGTACTTCGCGATGTTCTCCGCCGTCGGCTGGACGACGAAATCATTGAGGTTGGCATGGTCGAACTTGTTGACGATCTTCTTGATGTCAGTGAAGTCTACGACCATGCCGTTGACGTCTAGGCCATCATCCTTAACGCGGCAAACAACTGTAATTCGCCAATTATGTCCATGAAGACTAGAACACCTGGACTCGTAGTTCAAGTTAAGATGATGAGCCCCAGCCACAGTCATCGTCTTGTGAACCTCGTACATTCCCTTTCTTCTCCTTCGATATATTATTGGTCTTGGCGACCAATAGTTTGAAAACTTGTCAGTCCTTGCCGTTCGGTGGCTTGGGCAGGATGACGTCCTTCTGCAACCTGGAGTCAAGGCACACCTGACCAAGATCTAGGCATTGCAGCACCACTACCTTCCTCCCTCCTGTTCTATCGTCGCGCTCGACGAGCTGTTGAATCCGAATTACACCAACATCTCGTTCCACTCTAGTCTGGTTGATCGAGATCAGCTTCGAGACGTGAGCAATCTTGCGTATGTCTTCTGCTATGTCCTTCTCCGCCGCGTCAGCATCGAAGGCGGCTCGACCTGCCTGAGAAGCTGTCACGACCAAGGCATTCCTCTCCTGGGCGATCCTCCTAAGGCTCTTCCAGATCTCGTCGAGCTGTTGACGATACTCGCCCCTGTAGTTCCCCGTCGGGGCGATCAGATCCGCGTAGTCCACGACGATCACGTCTGGGGCAAACTCGTCGTAGTAGAGCAAGTTGTCAAGATGGGCCTGGATATCATTCACCGTCGCCGAATAGGCAGGAAGGGAGAAGATGCGGATGTTGCCGGAACGGAATTGCCGCCGGAAGCCCCTCTGCTTTGTCGCCACCTTCGTCAAGTCGATAGTGTTGTATTCCTTCTCCCGAGTCTCAATCCTCCATGGACCCTCCTCGCCGTCACGATCGAAGTATGGGATCTCGATCATCCGCTTGAGCTGGGTCTCCTTCCTGCGGCGGGGCATCCCGGTCAGAGAGGTCCAGGAGCGGCGGATCACCTGGTTCGACGTCATCTCCAGGTTGAAGACAACGGCGCGGAAGCCGTGATACGTCGCCATCTGCGCGGTGTACCACTCCCACCAGGACTTCCCCCTCTTCGCAGCTGCGAGGTAGGCGATCAGATCGCCCCTGGTGAAGGTTCCGACCTCATCGCCCAGGACGCCGGGGAAACGGAAGAGTGCATCTTCTTCTTCCAGGAAGGCCGTCGTCACCGCCACTGTGTCCTCGAACATCGAGACACCCTTGTCCCTCGGCGTCTCAACGCGACGGAAGTTCGCGACCTCCTGCTCCGCCTTCACTGAATCCTTGTTCAGCAGGCAGACATCTAGGTTCTCTTTCAAGCGCTTCACCGACTGGAGCTTCAGGTAGGTGATCGCGTTCTTGACGATGAAGTCGATGTTGTCCTTGTCCCCGGCTACGTCTCCGTCCTTGTACTGGTCGGAGAGCCGAACGAGGAACTCAGAGACGAGCTCCGTGTCGTCTTCATCTCTGATCTGGGAACTGTTCTTCTGGTACAACTCCTGGATGTGTTTCCCTGGGGCCTCTCGGTATTCCTTGTAGTACTCCAAGACCCATTTGACGACGATCCTCGCGTACGAGGACTCCAAGTACTCCGGCTGCAACGCGACACTGACATCGCGAAGGAACCTGCTAGATGTGATCGCATAGGTTACAATCTGACGCTCAGACGATGCGTCAATTTCCTTCGCCTTCAACCTCTGCCTCCTCCCCTTTTAGATAGTCCTCAAGCAGATTGGCCAGAAGATCGGTGTCCTGGACCTCCTTCCCATCCAGGAGTTTCTTCACGACTGCTCGGTTCGTGTCCAAGTGCTTGATGATCTTGTTCTCGATCGTCCCGTTCGCGGTCAGGAAGTAGACGTTGACCGTGTCCTTCTGCCCGATACGATGGCAGCGGTCGGCCGGCTGGTCGATGTCTGCGTTGGTCCAGGGGAACTCCAAGAAGGCGACTGCCGAAGACGCTGTCAAGGTGATCGCCACGCCTGCCGCTACGTCTTGGCCGATGAACAACTTGACGAGTGGATCCTTCTGGAACTGCTGTTCGATCGCCTTCCGGTCTTCGGGCTTTGTCTTCCCGTCAATCCTGACCGAGATATCCTTGAACTCGCGCTCGATGTCGTCTAGGACGTGAAGGTGAATGGCAAAGACGACGAGCTTTTGCCCGGTGGCGAGGAACTCTCTCATCCACCTCAGGATGGAGTTCCGCTTCGCCAAGTAGGCGAGCTGCTTCAGATGTTCGACCTGGTTCTTGGCCTCAGCCGAACCCTTCTTCGACAAGTTGTCCTTGACCCACTCGCGGAACTCCTTGTCCGCGTTCTCGTAGGTGGCAAACTCGACGGCTTCGCATTCGAGCGGAACGACTTGCTTCAGCTTCGGCGGCAGGTCGGGAAGCACTTCCGCTTTCTCGCGGCGGAGCATCAACGGCTCGATCAGACGGCGGAGTTCGTCCTGGTTGGATGCTCCCTTGAACGTCCAACCGAAGCCGTTGTGCCGCGGATCGCAGTACCTCTGGAGGTAGGCCCACTGGTTCGAGAACACCTTCGGCTCCGTCAGGTTCAGGACGGTGAAGAACTCGTAGGGGTAGGACTTGATCGGCGTGCCCGAGAGGAAGATCTTCTTCTTGACGTGCTTGGCAACGCGGACGAAGGCTTTAGTCCTCTGGGCCTTCGTATTCGAGATGTACTGGACCTCGTCGCCGATGACGATCTGGATGCCCAAAGTAGAGATCACCTCCTCCCAGTCCTTTAGGATGTCATAGTTGATAATGTACAAGGGGCGTTCGCCTCGGAGGTTGGACGTCGTCCTCGTCGACAAGACTGCGATCTCTGACTTCCTGACCTTCAGCCACTGCCGAGCCGCGTCGAACCAGACATACTTGGCAACGGCAGGACAGACGACAAGGGCCGGACGGACCTCTGGATGGATCTTCAGGTACCCCAGGGCCTGCACCGTCTTCCCCAGGCCCATCTCGTCTCCAATGACGCCTACCCCATCGCGTCCTTCCAGGAACCTGACTCCTTCGACTTGGTAGGGAAAGAAACCAACGAGCTTAGACTCGTCGATCTGTACGGCTGAGAGTGTTGACTTGGCCGGGACAATGAACGTCTTCGGAGCTGCCTCGCTCATGAGCTCTCGAACTGGATTAGTGAAAGTGAATCCCAAGTCCTTCAAGTACTCAAGATTCTTCTTCGTTGGCAAGGCATTCCACGCGTTCGCCTTCGAGTTCCAGGTCCGGCCTTCCACTCCGTTCTTCACCTTATCCAGAAGCTCGAAGAATTCCTTTTGGGACTCGAGCCGAAATCGGATGACTAAGATATTGTAATCGATATCAACTACTTTCACAATAGCTCTCCTACCTTCCGTCTCACTCGTTCAGCCATCCGCTCCGAAAACTCCGCCGGGTCCTTGTTCGTCTCGATGTCCGCGACGATGACCTTCTTAACGCCGAGGGATGAGAGCTGCATCCCGTACTTCTCTGCCCTGGCCTGTGCCTCGGGCTCTGAGTCGAAGAGGAAGACCACTTTGTCGTAGAAGGAGAGGAGTCGAATCTGCTGGTCAGTGAAGGTCGTTCCGAGACCGGCGCAGTAGTCATCACCCATGCGCCAGCAGTCGAACGGACCCTCGACAACACCCACCCAGTCCTTCTTGCAGTTATCCAAGTTGTACAGGACGTGCTTAGGATTAATGACACTTTCCTCGACACTGCAAGTCTTGTAGCGGATAACTTGCTTTCCAGTGATGTCGCGACCACTGAACGAGACGAGTTGGCCATGATATATTATGGGTACCATCAACCGGAGTTTGAAACTTCCCACAGGACCAGTCCCTTTGACCTGGTACTTCGTCGAGATGTAGTCAGGATCGAATCCGCGGCCCAGAAGGTACCGGCGATGGAACTTGCCAAGCTCTTCACCTGGCATGTCCACCTTCTTCGCCTTCGCGACCTTCTTGTCGTTGAGGTGCTGAAGAATCGTCGTCCTTGACGAATAATCATCGTAGATGTCGATGGCTTCGTGTTCAGGGACGCGAAGAAGCTCTTGGATGTAGGCAATGACTCGGTGGCCCCCGCACTTCCAGCAGTTGTAGTACCCTTTAGCAAGATTGAAACCACCGTGGTTGGAATGGTCGTAGCAAAACGGACACCTGACACCAACCCATCCTCTCTGTACGTTGGCACCTTCCTCGAAGTACTGGATACCGTTGTCGCGGAGAAAGGCGATAACATCAAAGACCATTCGACTTCTTCCTCGCCCGAAGCTTGAGTGCTTTACTAAGAAGTCCCTTGTTCTGGTAGATTTTGAAATCTACTTTGTACCCGCATGTCCTCGAGTAAAAGATAAAACCAGGCGAGGGAGAACGCCCATACCAAGGGTAGTCGGAGCAGACGAGAGGTCGCTTATCGTAAACCGTGCAAATCGCTCCCTCAGGACTATCAACAAGAGCCAAACAAGAGTAGATGTAACCATGACATCCTTCGATGAAATGACCCCGGCCCTCGACATACTCACGAATTTCAAGCAGGCTAAAGTGACCAGGATTGATCTTCATCGCCTCGTCCAAGGTGAGAGGCTTCCACATTTTCATGTAGTCAAAAGAGTAGGGATCGGCATCCTTGAAATCTTTTAAGCGCTCTGGTGCGATAGGGACTATTAAGGCACGGCAACACATCCCACACCTCATGCAACTCACTTCTTCGCCTCCTTCAAGGCTGCTTCGAGCTCCTTGAGATTGGACATCGCTGCCTGGATCCTCATCAAGATCTCTTCGCTCGAGCCGTTCTTGTAATGCTCGAGCTGACGGTACAAGCTCCACTTCGGCGCCTTGGGATCGAGGCCAAGATCCTTGATCTTCTGCCCGATCTCTTCCAAGGACTCGATCCTCGCCTTGAGTCGATCATTCTCCTCTTGTACTGTCTCCGTGTACTTCTTGATCTCCACGGCCAGGGCCTTGCTCACGCGGCGACCTAAGTAACGGTCGACTTCTCTCTTCTCAATCCAGATCTTCCAGAACTCAGTCTGATCGACTTCGAGCTGGGCCTCAGTAGTGATCTGAGTCCTGCACATCAAGATGTAGCGGTAGAGCATGATCGGGTCGTCTATCTGCCGGTGCTGGGCTCGCTTCTTGATGATCAAACGGTTCCCCGTCCCCGTGACCTGAAGCCAGCCAGCTTCAAGTGGGAGCTCCGAGGCGAACTTGACCACGCCCGGGGGACAAACGACGAAGAAGTCATTGCAGAGAGGGATGTAGTCAGACATTTTCTGATCGGCCAAGAAGTCCGATCGTGAGACCTTGATCTCGTAGCCGATGGTGTTGAAAGACGACCACGACTTCTTCATCACCCAAGCATCGAGGCGGCGATGATGGCTTGTCCATGTCGGACCGTTCTTGCATTCAGGAACGAACAAGTCCTCCGCGTGCCTCTGCCGAAGAAGCTCAACGATATCGCGTGAAGTCATCACCGGCGCCTCAGAGGATGATTTCGTATAAGCCTTGGTCTAGATGAGGTACGAGCTTGATCTCCTCATGCCACTTGATCTTCTCGACGATAGCACTGATCGATACCTTGCTCTGAATCACTGCTGACTCGTCGAGGAGGAGCATCTTCCAGTTGCCAGCCCCGAGGTCGAATGAACGGGAGATGATAACCCAAGGGAAAACTACGATCTTCTCCTTCTCGAGTAGATAGCGAGCGACAAACATAGCATTCATGGTAATCGAGACGTCTGAGTTCTTCGCACAGAGCTCTTTGAACTTCTCCACGCGATCTGGACATTCCAGATAAGTCTCAGTAATCCACTGCCTCTGCCAGTCAGCGAGGTACAAGGACATGTAGTCGTAAAGATCAAACACGCTCATCTCCGCCCCCCCTGACTGATTCTCCAAAACCTGATTGACCATTCAGTCCTCCTTCTGCGTGACAATATAATCTGCGTACCTAGGCCAGGCTGCTTTGTAGCTGGCAACCGATCCCAAAGACACGTAAATACATCGTCCGCTTTTGTTTTCGTCAAAAGCAGAATTGCCCAAGGCTGGCACGCTCGTGGCGTTTATCGTGACTGATGTCAAGCTCGTGCAGCCATAGAAGGCGGTATCCCCAATGCTGGTCACAGAATCAGGAATCGTAATCGATACTAAGCCTTCGCAGCCATAGAAAGCATCATCCCCGATGCTGGTCACTGAATCGGGAATCGTAATCGATACTAGGCCTTCGCAGCCATAGAAGGCATCATCCCCAATACTGGTCACTGAATCAGGGATGGTGATCGATGTCAGGCTCTTGCAGCACGCGAAGGTGTCATTCCCAATG